GATTCTGGTAATACTACTCCTACAACATTAGAATTTAATGTAATAGAACCGTATAGTATGGGAATGTTTATACAAGTTCTGCAATTAGCAGCTGCAAAACAAAATTATGCAGTATGGTATGAAGCTGTATTTTTATTAGTCATTGAATTTAAAGGAAATACTGAAAATGGACAAATGCTATCCATTCCAAATACAAAGAAGTATATTCCTATAATATTTACAAAAAGTAATTTAAAGGTGGACGAAAAAGGAAGCTATTGGCATATGGCTGCTACTTCATCGGCTGGGCAAGCATTGAATGATAGTTACACAAAATTAAAAAATGAGGTCAGCTTAGTTGGTAAAACTGTCCAAGAATTATTACAAAGTGGTGAAAACAGTTTACAGCAAGTAGTAAATGCTAGGTATAAAGAAGCTGTAACATTGGGCACGGTAAAAGTTGCTGATGAAATACTTATTTTATTTCCGGTTGATATTTCTACAACTGGTGCAACTTCTTCTGTTACTGCCCCTGGTGGAACAGAAAATAATACAACAGCTACTGCCGATACTACTAAAGCACAGGACGAAACAATTTTCAAATCATTAGGTGTATCAAGAAGTTCAACAAGTTCTTCTTTAATTCAATTAAGCAATACTTGTAATTTTATAGGGAAATCTAAGATAGATATAAGTTCAACCATATCTGGCACAACACCATTTAAACCAGATGATTTGCTATGGAATGAAAAAGCAAAAGTAGTTGATAGATCAAAAACCAATAAAACACAACCTGAATGTTCTTTTAATTTTGCACAAGGTTCTGATATTATAAATGCAATAAATCAAGTAATAATGAAAAGTGAATTTGCAATTGATACGATGGCATCTAACAACTTATCACCAGATGGTATGAGAACACAATGGAAAGTTGATACACAAGTATATCATATTTCGTCTAATTCAAACATATCAAAAACTGGTGCAGTGCCAAAATTAATAGTTTACAGAATTATACCATATGAAGCACATGCCAGTAATATCTTGGCACCAAACGCAACTGCACCTGGATTAGCTGAATTAAAAAAACAGGTAGTAAAAGAGTATAGCTATATGTATAGTGGTAAAAATGTAGATTTAATAAAGTTTGACTTTGAAATGTCTCAATCATTTTTTAATCTTCAAATGGCGGATTTGTCACAATTGACTGGTGATGTAGAATCTGCAAAGAAAACCGGTGATCTTGTTGAAATACAGAAGAATAATTCTTCATTAAATGCTCCAGAAGGAGATTCAAATGTAAAACTTGGATCAGCAGTTGCTTCTACAAAATATGTTAATACTGTATTATCTTTGGATAATAAAGGTGGAACAAGTGGCGATACTGTAGGTTCAAGGGCTGCAAAATTATTTCATGATGCTATGATAAAAAATTTGGATATGCAACAGGTCACATTTGAAATAATAGGTGATCCATATTATATATCAACTAGTGGTTTAGGTAATTTTACAGATACCCAATTGGATAAAAAAAATATAACAAAAGACGGAAGTGCAAATTATCAAAATGGAGAAGTTCACATTAATATTAATTTTAGAACTCCTACTGATATTAACCAAACAACTGGATTATACAATCTTAAAAATTCAACTTTATGTCATCAATTTAGTGGATTGTTTCAATTATTACGAGTACAACATAGATTTAAATCTGGAAAATTTACGCAAGAAATTGTTGCTAATAGAATGCAAGGACAAGATAATACAGCACCATTTAAAGCATCATCGACGTTGACATCAGACAAATATTCATTAGTTAATACTGGATTATCTCCTGATTTGCCACCTGGTATACAAACACCAGGGATAACAAATAGTTTTTCATCAGCAATCAGTCCAAAATTTAATACATCAACTTCTAATCAAGGATATGGATTGGCTGGGGTAACACTAACCCAAGGAGCAACTAATACATTTTCATCGGCAGTTACTCCAAAATTAAATACACCAACTAACACAGGATTATAAGAATGGCAGAAGATATTAATAGTGGTACGCAGCGATCAATTCCACCTGAAATACAAAGTATATTACCATGTCGTGCGGTGGTGGTTAGTAACATTGATATTGACTATATGGGACGATTACAAGTTCAATTACTAAGACCTGGTGCAGGAAATAACACTACTGGTGGACAAATAATCCCAGTTTCATATTTAAGCCCGTTTTGGGGAACAACTGATATAAATTACGTTTATAATGATACCGATACGTATGATAATACACAGAAAAGTTATGGGATGTGGATGACCCCTCCTGATGTTGGGTCAGTAGTTATTGTAATTTTTGTTGATGGAGATATTTCAAAAGGCTATTGGATTGGTGGAGTTATTGATGGAAAAATGAATTTCATGACTCCTGGAAATGCTGCAACACAAAATGTTGATGGAACAGCTACTCCAGATAGTGCTGGTAGGCCAGGCAGAGTGCCAGTAGCAGAATATAATAAGAATAAAACACAAAATGGAACAGATCCAACAAAGTTTATTAAACCAATACATCCATTTACCTCGGTTTTAAAGAATCAAGGATTGCTTATAGATGATATACGTGGTATTACAACTAGTAGTGCTAGACGAGAAACACCTAGTATGGTATTTGGAATAAGCACCCCTGGGCCATTTGATAAACAACCAAATGCACAAACTGGTCGAATTGGTAGATATGATAGTGCTATAAACAATGCTCCAGTAAGTCATCTTGGTGGTACTTCGTTTGTAATGGATGATGGTGATGATAAGTTTCTAAGAAAAACACCAGCAAGTAGTGGAGCACCGGAATATGCAGCAGTAGAGCAAGGTGATACATCTGGCAACGTAACTATACCGCATAATGAGTTAGTACGAATTAGAACTAGAACTGGTCATCAGATTTTATTACATAATTCTGAAGATCTAATTTATATTGGAAATGCAAAAGGAACTACTTGGATAGAACTCACCAGTAATGGAAAAATCGACATATATGCTGATGACAGTATTAGTATCCATACAAAAAATGACTTAAATGTTACTGCTGATAGAGATATAAATTTTAAGGCTGGACGTAATATTAATTTAAATGCTGCTGGAAATTTTAATTGTTCAGTAGGATTTAACCATTCTATCAAAGCTGGTGGAAATGGTTTGATAACAGTTGGTGGTAATAGTAATATAAGTGCAGGTGGTAATCATGTCGAAACTGCTGCTAAAATATATATGAATGGACCAGCTGCTGCCGTTGCTGGTGATGCTCCTATACCAAGACGGGTACCGCAAGTTGAACCTTGGAATAATCATGAAAATCTTGATCCAAGTTTGTTCACACCAGATAAAACTGGTGCGTATATTCCACAACCAAATGATCCACCACCACCTGTTCCAAAATTATTTGGACAATATACTACTATAACAGATACTTTTAATAAAGTAACAGGATAACATATGTCTACAATCTATACAAAAACTTCAATAATAGGAAAAGCACAACCAATTACATCACAAATGTATAAAGGTTTTAGTACTGTTAGTGCAGATACCGAAAATTTTAAATTATATGATTTTGCATTGATTAAGCAAGATTTGTTAAATCACTTTTATATTCGACAAGGTGAACGATTAATGAATCCAACATTTGGTACTATAATATGGGATATGTTATTTGAACCATTGACTGAACAGACAAAAGATCTTATATTACAGAATGTTAATGAAATTGTAAATTATGATCCACGCATAACTGCCCAAAATGTCATAGTAACACAATATGATAGTGGATTGCAAATAGAATGTGTATTAACGTACCTTCCATACAACATTTCTGAACAGCTAACATTGAAGTTTGACCAAAGTAATGGTCTATTAGCACAATAATATACGTAGTTTATCAAAATCTATAAATATAGATATTAGGATATATCATGAGCGCAACCGATAGAGAAAATAGACTTTTAGTCGCTGAAAACTGGACAAAAATATATCAGTCATTCCGTAATGCTGATTTCCAAAGTTACGATTTCGAAAATCTTCGACGTACAATGGTTAATTATTTACGACAAAACTATCCAGAGGATTTCAATGATTACATTGAAAGTTCTGAATATTTGGCATTGATTGATCTCATTGCATTTCTAGGACAGAACATTGCGTTCAGAGTAGATTTAAATGCTCGTGAAAACTTCTTAGAATTAGCTGAAAGACGAGATAGTATTTTAAGATTATCTAGAGTAATTAGTTATAATGCTAAACGAAACATACCAGCAAGTGGCCTATTAAAATTTACATCTGTGCAAACAACTGAATCTGTAATAGATAGTAATGGTAGAAATTTAGCGAATCAAGTAATCACTTGGAATGATGTATCAAATCAAAATTGGTATGATCAATTCATAAGAATCATGAATGCAGCAATGCCATCAACCCAACAATTTGGTAATGCAGCTGATAATGCTACCATTTATGGTATTCCTACATCACAGTATAGATTTCAGGCAGCAAATACTGATGTTCCTGTATATTCATTTAATAAAGTTGTATCTGGTACTTCAATGAATTTTGAAATTACTAGTGCTACATTTAAAGGTGAATCTTTTATATACGAAGAACCACCGAGTGTTGGCAATAGTGTAGCTTGTATATATCGTGATGATGGACAAGGTGCTGGAAGTCTAAGTTCTGGGTTTTTCTTTAATTTTACACAAGGATCTCTAAACACCGGCACTTTTACTATTAATCAACCAAGTTCAAATGAATCTATTGATATTAATACACCAAATATTAATAATAATGATGTATGGTTATATCAATTAGATATGTCTGGTGTTGAACAAACATTATGGACACAGGTTCCTAATTTAAACGGTAATAATGTAATATACAATAGCATTAATAATAATGTAAATTCAATATATGGTGCTATTACAAAAGCTGGTGATGAAGTAAGTTTAACATTTGGTGATGGTACCTTTGGTAATTTGCCACAAGGTTCTTTTAGAGTATATTATAGAATAAGTAATGGATTATCATACGTTATTAATACACAAGATATTAGAAATGTATCAGTAGATATTCCATATATTTCTGCACTTGGACAATTGCATACATTAACTGTAACATTGGCATTGACAACATCTGTATCTAATTCTTCGCCATCTGAATCAAATACTAGTATCAAAACAAATGCACCACAAGTATATTATACGCAAAATCGTATGATAACAGGTGAAGATTATAATATAAGTCCACTAAGTGCAAACCAACAAGTATTAAAAGTGTTGTCTGTTAATAGAACATCAAGTGGCATTAGCAGATATTTTGATTTAGTAGATCCAACTAGTAAATATAGTTCTACTAATTTATTTGCAGATGATGGTGTAATTTATACAGAAAACTATACACCAACCGTTAATTTTTCTTATATTACAAAAGATGATATTACAAGAGTCATCTATAATACAATATTTGATATACTTAAACATACTGATTTAAGAAATTTTTATTATTTAAATTTTATAAAAGATACCGCGAGTGATGGGTTTGATGCATCTTGGAATCAAGTATCAACAGATGTAACAACTTCTGCAGGAACAATTACAGTTTCATCATTAACCTCACCAGACTTACAATATATTACAATTGGAACGTTACTTAAATTTTCAGCACCACTTGGTTATTATTTTGATACAAATTTACAAAATAAATTGGTTTTTGGAAATGCCACTAGTACTGGTTCTTCATATTATGTATGGGCTGAAGTTGTTAACGTAAATAATGGCACGTATACTTTAAATAAAATTATACCAAGTTCGTTTACAACAACAGAGGTAATTAATAATAGTTCAGTAACTGTTGAACATCCTGTATCTATTAGTAAAATAATTCCAAAATTTGTAAACACGCTTGTTAGTACAACAACAATTTCAACAATGATTGGATTGATATATGCAAATGAACTATTTGGGTTAACATATTCTGTTAAATCTAGTTCATGGGAAATTATAAAAAATTCTAATTTAAATACTATTGATCCATTTGGTATAGGATATCAAGGTGACAATTCAAATAAAAATATTGATGCTAGTTGGTTACTATTATTTACTCCTAATAATGGGTCATATATTGTAACAAGTCGTGAAACAAAATATATATTTGAAAGTGATAAGCAATTAAGATTTTATTATGATGGTACTACTAAAATATATGATAGCCAATCTAACCGTGTAGTAAATGATTTAATTAAAATATTAAATATTAATTCAAATCCATCTGTTATATCTACTATTGCAACTGGTAATGCTGGTAGTTATAGTATAACTATAACAAGTGGTATTGGAATATTTTCTGGTATGCTTGTTGAAGGCACTGGTATTAACACAAATACATTAGTTACTGATTTAAGCGTATCCTCGAATGGGATAGTAACATTAACTTTAAATAAATCGGTAACATATAATATTATATCTAGTTTAATTTCATTTACAATTCCTGGCGTTTCTACATTTACTAACGATATTATTTGGCAAATTTCTTCAGAATATATTGGATCTGATGGATATATTGATACTAAAAAAGTTGTTGTTTCATTTTTAGATAGTGACAATAATGGTATAGTCGATGATCCAGAATTGTTTGATAGAGTAGTTGCTCCAAATATTAATACATTAACCAAATATATTGTAGAACAGAAATACTCAATTTCTGCAGGGCAGGATGATTACAGATATGTTGATAACACTTCAAATATTGTGATAATTTTAGCATCACAAACAATGATTGGAAATACTTCAATTTATACTGTTGGTCAATATTTTTATTTTATTGACACTGGAATTGTTAAACAGTTAAATGCAACTGGTACATTAACTGCCACACTCGATTATAAGGTTTATATTGGTAGAGATAACTTAAAGTTCCAATATACACATTCTGCAGACTATGATTCACGTATTGATCCAGGTACCAGTAATATTATTGATGTTTATGTATTAATGAATGAATATGATATTGTTTTTAGACAATGGTTAAATGGGTCTATTTCTACAAAACCATTACCACCTAGTTCAAACGAATTATACAATACTCTTTCACCAAATTTAAATTTAATAAAATCTATATCTGATGAAATTATATATCACCCAGTTTCATATACGGTTTTATTTGGTAGTACAGCAATACCAGAATTACAAGCAACTTTTAAAGTAATTAAAAATCCAGAACAGGTTGTTTCTGATAATGATATTAAATCACGTGTTATTACAGCAATTAATCAGTTCTTTGCAATTGATAATTGGAATTTTGGCGATTATTTTTATTTTACGGAACTATCAACATATGTAATCAATAGTTTAGCTCCTGATATTGTTAGCTTTGTAATAGTTCCTACACAATCAGGATTAAATTTTGGTAGTTTATTTGAAATAACTGCAAATAGTGACCAATTATTTATAAGTGGTGCCACTGTAAATGATATTGAGATTATATCAGGCATTACTACAACTAACATTAAATCAGTAAGTGGTACATCAACCATTTCTACTAATTCTAACCAATCTATAACTAGTTCACCATACGGGAGTTTATAATGACAGATAGCGTTGATCCAAATGCAACTAATAATGTAGCATCTACTTTTTTACCAAGATTATACAGAACTGATGCTAATAATAAGTTTTTACAAGCTACCGTTGAACAAATGTCTCAACAAGGGACTGTAACAAAATTAAATGGATATATAGGAAGACAAACCGCAAAAGCAACTATTGGTAGTGATGTTTTTGTTAAAGCTGCTGATTCAGATAGACAAAATTATCAATTAGAACCATCAGTTGTCATTAATGATCAAGAAGGTAATAATACATATTTTAAAGATTATCAAGATTATATTAATAGAATAGAACTATTTGGTGGGAATGTTTCAGATCATCAACGATTAAATTCAGAAGAGTTTTATAGCTGGGATCCACAAATTAACTGGGATAAATTTGTAAATTTTCAAAATTATTATTGGTTAACACCATCTGTAATTAATATTGGTGGTGAACAAACTGGGGTGATTAGTACATTTAGTGTTAATACTAAAACTATTGGTAATACCACAGAATATGTATTCACACCAAATGGTATAAGTGAAAATCCTGAAATCACATTATATAAAGGACAAACATATATATTTAAAATTAATAGTCCTAGTCAACCATTTAGTATAAAAACCAATCGATCAATAGGTTCTGCTGATAGATATTTAAGTGGTATTTCTGGATATGCTGTGCAAGATGGTACTATAACATTTACCGTAGGAAATGATGCACCTAGTACTTTATTTTATCAGAGTGAAATTGACTTAAATGCTGGTGGTATTTTTAATATAAAAGCGATTTCACAAAATACTATAATTGATATAGAACAAGAAATTTTAGGAAAATCTACTTATAAATTAACAAATGGATATAACTTAAGTAATGGAATGTTAGTAGCATTTACTGGAAATGTTACACCAGCAAGTTATAGCACTGGAAATTATTATGTAGAAGGAGTTGGCTCATCAATACAATTAATCCCATCTACTTATATTAATAACACATCAAATTTACATGAGTATATATTGATTAATAAAGCTAGTGATGATAAGAACCCATGGAGTAGAGCAAATAGATGGGTTCATACTGATATCTTAAATATAAGTGATCAGATAAACAATACATCATCTAGTTTAGACCAAGCACACCGAGCTATTAGACCAATTATTGAATTTTCAGCAAACTTAAAATTGTTTAATTTTGGTACAAATTGGTTAATGGATATTAATTTGTTAGATGTTTACACTACTGATGCTTTTTCAACCGCTGAGGGATCGGCTGGTTTCTATATTGATAATCAATTAGTAAGTGATGGACAACTTGTTATTTTTACAAATGAATTAGATGAATTAGTAAGAAATAATATTTATAGAATAGTATACATTAATTCTAAAATACATCTTGAATTAGTAACAACCCCAGAAATAAATCAAGTAATATATGTAAAAGATGGCGCCAATAATATGTCAAAATATTTATGGTATAATGGCATTACATGGGTTACTGCACAACAAAAAAATGGTATTAACAATGCCCCGTTATTTGACGTAGTTGATGATAATTTAGTAAGTATTAGCGACGTATCGGTTTACAATGGATCTAGTTTTAAAGGAACTTATATATTTTCTTATAAAGTCGGAACTGGCACTGTCGATACTGAGTTAAAATTTCCATTATCATATAGAAATATTAATAACATTGGTGATATTATATTTAATTTTGATTTTGTTAATGATACTTTTGATTATAAAGAAACAACTCAAATTGTTACTAAGAATATCAGTAAAGGCTATTTGGTATTAAAAGATTATGTTAATAATAATGTTTACACAAATGGGTGGAAAAAATCAAATATTACTACAGTACAAGCTGGTATAAGAGTATATAAAAATTCTAAAATTACAAACAATTTTAATATTGATATTTTTGATGATATTTCAAATTTATCTGATTTAGTGGTTCGCATTTATATAAATGGTGAAAGATTACAACAGTATACTACAACAAACAAACCAAATTGGCTATTAGTAAATACCCCATTATACAAACAATTAGTATTGATAAATTCTTCAACTAATGTAACGGTGACTGCAACTGATTCTGCTACTAATTTAATAACAATTAGCGATACTACTAAACTTACTATTGGACAAAAGATTGTTTTTGGTTCAGATTTTGGTAATTTAATATCTGATACTATTTATTATGTATCTTCCATACCTAGTATAACTGAATTTACTGTATCTAAATCATTAACTGGTGCTGATATTTTATTATCAACAGAAATTGTGCAGGTTCCGTTATATTTTTTATCTGATATTCAATTAAATGACATATTAACAATAAAAACATTTTCATCTCAGCCAATAAACAAAAATGGATATTATGAAATTCCAAATAATTTACAAAATAATCCATTAAATGGAATTATTAAAAATTTTACATTAGGTGAAGTAATTAATCATGTTGATTCAATAGTTGATAATTTATCATCTATATTTGTTGGAGTTTTTCCAGGATTAAGTAATCTGCGTGATTTGGGTGACATTTCACCATTTGGTACAAAATTTGTTAAACATAGTGGACCATCTGGAATATCATTATATCATCTTACTTCTGATACTGTAAATATTACAAAAGCTATAGAACAAAGCAGAGATGATTATAATAAGTTTAAAAGAAATTTTATTTCAGTTGCTGAAACACTTGGTGTAGATACTGATACTAAAAATCACGTAGATTTAATATTACAAAATATTACTAAAAATATACCAAATACCGCACCATATTATTTTAGTGATATGGCGCCGTTTGGTGCTAGTATTAAAACAACACATATAATTGCTGGGTTTACAAGTAACCAATTTGCATTAAACACACCATTTGATACAACTGTTTTATCAAATCAAGCAGTTGGGGTATATGTAAACGATGTTCAACTAATTGTTAATCATGAATATATTTTTAATATACAAGGATTTATAGTAATTACTATACCTTTGGTAAATGGTGATGAAGTAGCCATATATGAATATGAAAACACTGATGGCTGTTGTATTCCTGAAACACCGTCAAAACTTGGAATTTGGCCAATCAGTGATCCAAAAATATATAAAGATACATCATTTGTCACTCCACAATGGATTATTCAGGGACATGATGGCAGTCAAGTATTAGCATATGGAACATATGACGATAATGGAACTCCTGATTATAGAGATGCATTAATATTAGAATTAGAAAAAAGAATATACAATAATATAAAAATAAGTTATGATAAAAGTATCTTTAATATCGATGATATTGTCCCAAGATATACAGAAACTTTAAATTATAGCTTAGCTGAATTCAATCAAGTATTGGCACCATCATTTTATAAATGGTCAGCATTAGTTGACGTTGATTTTACTAATCCAATACAATATGATTCAACAAATCCATTTACATTTAATTTTACTGGTCATTCTGCGCCTGATGGTAGATTAATTCCAGGATATTGGAGAGGAATATATAAATGGATATTAGATACAGAACGCCCACATATTTGTCCTTGGGAAATTTTAGGAATAACTGATAAACCAACATGGTGGGATACCGTATATGGACCAGCTCCGTATACATCTGATAATTTAATAATGTGGGAAGATATTAGTAATGGAATATTAAATGCACCTGGCGCACCAACATTATTAAAACAATATATTAAACCATTTTTGATGGATCATATTCCAGTAGATGAACATGGTAATTTAATAAATCCAATTGATTCTGGATTATCGCAAGGTATTGTTACTGATGCTGTTAAAAGTAATTATATTTTTGGAGATGTTGGTCCGGTTGAAAGCGCGTGGAGAAGAAGTTCTCATTATCCATTTAGTGTTATTTTAACATCAATTTTACTAACACCATCTAAAACATTGGGTATTATTCTAGATAGATCTAGGATTTCTAAGAATTTAACTGGACAATTAGTATATAATAACACTGGATTACATATTTCACCAAGTGATGTAATATTACCAAGCATATATGCAAGTTCTAAACGAGTACAAACTGCTGGTGTTATTAATTATGTTATAAATTATATTATAAGTGGTGATCTAACAACATATTCACAATATGCTTATGACTTATCAAATATTTCTTATAAACTTGGATATAGAATTGGTGGATTTACAAGTAAAACTCAATTTAATTTAATATTAGATTCAAAATCACCGTTAACTACTGGAAATGTTTTTGTTCCACAAGATGATTATTCAATTATTTTAAACACATCTTCTCCTACTAAGAAAATTACATATAGTGGTGTTATTATAACAAAACTTTATAATGGATATTCTGTAAAAGGATATAGTAAAACACAGCCATATTTTGTTTATTACCCTTGGAGTCAATCTGGACGTTCAATAAATATTGGTGGTATATCTGAAAATTTTGTAATATGGACTAGCGGAAAATCATATAATAAAGGACAATTAGTAAAATTTGGAAATGATTATTTTAGGGCAACCAGTTCAATTAATTCTGAATTATCATTTTCTGAATCAAATTATCAAAAATTGTCATCGTTACCCATTATTGGTGGACGAACTGCGTTCTTAAGAAAAGCATGGGATAAAACTAATCCAATAACAATTCCATATAATACAACATTTGAAACAATACAAGATGTTGTTGATTTTTTAATTAGTTATGGAGAGTGGTTAAAAGATCAAGGTTTTATTTTTGATGAGTTTAATACAAATTTAAATCAAGTTTCAAATTGGGAAACTAGTGCAAAAGAATTTATGTTTTGGACAACCCAAAACTGGTCTGCTGGACAAGATATTTGGACAGATTGGCTACCAAATACATTAATTACTTATAATAGTATAGTAAAATATGAAGATAATTATTATAGAGCAATACGAAATGTAGAAGAATCATCAGTTTTTCACAATGAATTTTATGAAAAACTAGATGGGTTAAGTAATATAGGAAGTTCTGTAATTTCACTTAGTCCTGCAGCTGCGGCTATTACGTTTTCTGCATCATTGAATGTTGTTGATAATATTACTAATAAATTTAATGACTATGAGATGTTTAGAGTAGATGGATATCCTATCCCAGCACAATTCTTAAATTCATCAAGAAACAAAAATTTAGTTACTTATAGACCAGCTAATGATGATGGAATATATAATGCAAGTTTCTACATTGTGCAAAAAGAACAAGTAGTAATAATCAATAATACCACGATGTTTAACGATTTAATTTATGATCCAACAAGTGGTTATAAACAAGATAGAATTAAAGTATCTGCATATGTAACTAGCGGCTGGTATGGTGGTTTTGACACTCCTGGGTTTATATTTGATGAAGCTAAAATTACTAAATGGGTAGCATGGAAAGATTATACATTAGGTGATATAGTTCAGTATCAATCATTTTATTATAGTGCTGATTCATTTATAACTGGATCTGAAACATTTGATACAACACAATGGACAAGATTATCGACACGACCAACTTCTAAGATTTTACCAAATTGGACTAACATAGCTACTCAATTTACAGATTTCTATAGATTAGATGATGAACATTTTGATAGTGCACAACAAACAATGGCACAACATTTAATTGGATATCAAAAACGTCAATATCTTAATAATATCATTCAAGATGATGTTAGTGAATTTAAATTTTACCAAGGTATGATTGCTGAAAAAGGTACACAAAACGTTTTCAATAAATTGTTTGGTGTGTTAACTTTAGATAATAAAGAAAGTTTGACATTCTATGAAGAATGGGCAGTTCGAGTTGGCCAATATGGGGCTAGTTCAGCATTTGCTGAAGTGGAATTTGTATTGCCTGAAGAAAAGTTTAAAAATAATCCACAAGTTATAGAATTAGTTGACAAAAAGACACAGAATACTGGTTATTCTATACAACAAATACCATCAGATATATATGTAAAACCAGCTGAATATGAATCAAATTTATTTCCAATTGTTTCATCAAGTAAGAAATTCTTAAGACCAGGTGGATATGTTAGATCTAACCAGGTATCATTGACTTTAAAATATATTTCTGAAATCTTAACACAAGATATTACTCAATTTACAGAAGGTGATTATGTTTGGTGTACATTTGAAAATACAGAATGGAACATTTATAGATATACTGCAACTAATTTTGCTGTTACTAATGCAACATATGATAGTAACCAACTTACTATTGATGTAACTGGAAATACTTCTATTGCATCTGGTGATTATATTGGGATATCAAATGTTACAAAATTTTCAGGATTTTATAAAGTAATATCATATGCGAATAATATTTTAATTGTATCAGCACCTGGTATAACTGTAGCATCACCATTTACTGAACAAAATACAATTAGAATTTATCATTTAACATCACAACGTGCAACAACTATTGATGATGCTAATTCTATATTACATTATCCATTAAAATCTAATGAATTATTATGGACTGATGATAATGGTTTTGGAAAATGGGCAACATGGGAATACAATTCTGTGTATAGTGGTAGATTATTACCAAATCCGTATCCAACATCACAAGTTAATTATGGTAGGGCAATCGCATCTGATAGTACCGGAAGTAATGTAGTAATTTCAACTGCATTAGGTGGAATCTATGTTTATACTACATATAAAACTTCTCTGTTATCATTGCATCAAGTTTTAACTAACCCATTTATATCTTTGGATGATCAAAACCCATTGAGTGCATTTGGAACAGTTGTTAGTATATCTAATGATGGCACATGGATAGCTGTTGGCTCGCCAGAAAGTAGTAATGTATGTACTGAATTGAGTAATATTAGTGTAACATTTGATAATAGTATGATACCAGTAAATAATACTTCTGTTACTTTTGATAATAATCTTGCTTTTATAACTGCTGGATCATTTATTGTTGGTAAAACATATACTATTACATTACTCGGAACAACTGACTTTACTGCAATTGGAGCAACCTCAAATGTGGTTGGACAGATATTTATTGCTACTGGTGCTGGGACAGGAGATGGTGCCGCTGTTGATACTTCACCTGTTACTGCAGGAGTCTTTATAGTAGGTGCTACTTATACTATCATTTCACTTGGCAGTGCACCATCTACCGATTTTACATTAATAGGTGCATCAAAAAATGCAATTGGTATAGTATTTGTTGCAACGGGTATTGGCTCAGGTAATGGAACTGCTGTAAGAAATAGTATTAAAAACACTTCTGAATTAGTGTATACATCTATTTCTGGTACAAATTCATCTTTAATTAACCAAGGTGTTGTATCATTATATAAAATGGATAAAACCAAAAGTTACTATCATGTAGTGACATTTGTAAGTCCACAACCAGATATGAATGAATACTTTGGGTCCAGTTTGGAATTTGGTCAAAACTGTTTGTACATTGGTGCGTCAGGTGGAAATAATAATACTGGAAAAGTTTATAAAATTAATTATGAGATGACTGTACATGCGTCATCCTATTATGAGCCATATAATAGCACTGGAACTACACTAAATTTGGTTAGCGCACCAGGTATAGATGTTTTTGCAATGTATGTAATTGGAAATGGGTTTACTAGTAATCAACAAGTAGTACAGTTAATACCAAATAATATTAGTAATATTCCAACATTGATTTTATCATCAAATCCAGATACACAACCTTCTGGGTTATTACAATTTGTAACATATAACTGGCACTACAATTTGACTTCATCATTAACTGGGATTAATTCTGGTGATAACTTTGGGGCAAACATAAAAGTAAGTAATAATGAAACTTTGATAATATCATCAGTTGGTGCAGTATCTGTATATAATTCTGGAACTTTAATTCAAACTATAACTGGACAAACTAATTCATTTGGAAATAGTATTGCTATATCAACATTTGGTGATTATATAGCAGTTTCTGATAGTTTATATTCTGGGATAACATATTCTCATCAAGGTAGTGTTCAAGTTTATAAACAAACAGCATCATCTTATGCGTTATATCAACAAATTGATAATTTATATCCATCAATAAATTCAGAATTTGGTACAAATATTGAATTTATGGATAATTATGACACACTTGTTATTCATAGTAAATATGAAAATTCAGTATCTAGTATGATTGATGTTTATGATATATATAATACAAAGTGGATTTATAGTGAAAGATTGCCATTGTTAATTGACACAGCTGGTACATTTATTACAGGTAATTCATATACTATTATGACTGTTGGAACAACTGATTTTACATTAATTGGAGCATCAAGCAATGCAGTTGGTATAACATTTATTGCATCTAGTAGTGCAACTTCATTAAATATATTAGCTAATGGTGAAGGATATGTAAATGGACAATATGATAATATTCAATTAACCTATCTAAGTGGGACAACTGCTACAATATATCCAATTGTTAATATAACAGTTACTAATAATTTAGTTTCAACTATTACATTTGTTAGCAATGGATATGGATTTGTTGATAATACAACTATATTAACAGCTCAACTAGGAATGGTTGGTGCTGGATTTGAAGTTAATATTGGTATTCCATCTATGGTTGGGTCTGGTACCGGCACTGCGGTTATTAATATAGAGAATGATAGTAATAAATTAGGATTTTGTATATCATTAAATAAAATATTAATAGGAACACCATATGAATATGATATTAATTCACCTAGATCTGGCTTAATATTTGAATATATAAAAGCTAGCGATGCTTATAGCTGGACACAAAAACATCAAGAAATTGATAAGCCAGATATTAATAAGATTAAACAAACATTTTTATATAACAAACAAAAAAATGAATTAATAAGTTATTTAGATGTAATAGATCCATTACAAGGTAAAATTGCTGGAATAGCTGAACAGGAATTAAGTTATAAAACTTTCTATGATCCTGCCATATATTCAATTGGTGATTCATCTGTAAATGTTGATGAAAGTATAGCATGGACTACTAACCAAGTTGGTAAATTATGGTGGGATGTGCGAACAGCCAAATTCATTGAAAGTTATGATTCTGATATTACATATAGAAGTAGCACTTGGAATACATTAGTACATGGTGCATCTATAGACATATATGAATGGGTGGAAACTAATTTGTTGCCATCAGTATGGGATACCCAAGCGGATACCGATGCTGGACTATCATTGAATATAAGTGGTAAATCATTATATGGTGATACTTGCTATTGTATTAAAAAATATTATGATAACGTAAGTAAAACAATAAAAAATACATATTACTTTTGGGTTAAAAATAAAGCAATAGTTCCAAATATTCCTGGAAGATATACCTCTGCACAGAATATATCAAGTTTAATAACAAGCCCAGTAAAAAATGCATACAAATATATTGCGATTACTAGTCAAAATACATTTGAAGTGGCAAATGTTGGACAAGTTTTATCAAATAATGATGTTATATTATCTATTCAGTATTGGTTAATAGATAAAACAGATCAAAATATTCATGCACAGTGGAAAATTATTAGTAATGATCAATCAACAATTTTACCAAACACTATAGAACAAAAATGGTTTGATAGTCTATGTGGTAGTGATAATTTTGGTAACTTAGTTCCAGATACCTCATTGCCATTAAAATTAAAATATGGTGTTGAAAACAGACCACGCCAATCTATGTTTGTGAATAGATTTGAAGCTATTAAAGAACTTGTAGAACAAGCAAATACTATTTTACTACAAAATCAAATTGCTAGTACAAGAAATTTAGAAGGTATATCACAGTATGATCAAGCACCAAGCTTAACATCTGGATTATATGATATTGTAATAAACACCGATGCTGAATTACAATTTAATTCGGCTAGTTCTTATAAAGTACCAGTATTATCGGCAGTAATTATCGATGGTAAAATATCAAGTGTAACAATCTTATCTACTGGATTTGGATATGTTATATCACCAGTAATTAAGGTTATTGGAACGGGTGTTGATGCCGTATTAAAAGCTATTCTTAATACAAAAGGGCAGATTGTAGATGTTAAAGTTATAAATGGTGGAAATGGTTATGACTATACCACTAAATTACAAACAAGAAATTTTGCTGCATTAGTACTTAGTGATTCTCAATCAAATGATACATGGAGTATATATTCATTCAATTTAGAAACAAATTCTTGGAGCAGAATTTTAAGTAAATCATATGATGCTAGTGAATTTTGGTATTATGTTGATTGGTATGAAATTGGATATAACCAATTTACGGCTATTGATTATTCTGTTAGTATATTTGCTGATTTACAGGGCATTTCTACAAATGTTAATGATACAATTAAAGTTAGATTAGGTAATAATGGCGAATGGATATTATTAAAACGTTATAGTTTGATAGATTCATTAGATTGGACTAAGACATATAAAGTAGTAGGTATTCAAAATGGAACTATTCAATTAAATAGCAAATTGTATGATTCGCCACAATATGATGGAACATTATATGATAGCATTGGGTATGATAACAACTCATCCACCGAATTGCGAATTATTTTAAATGCATTTAAAACAGATATTTTTATAAATGAATTAAAAACTGATTACTTGAATTTATTTTTTAATAGTGTTCGATATGCACACAATGAACAAAAATATATAGATTGGATTTTTAAATCTAGTTTTGTAAAGGCAAAACATAATGTAGGAACATTAAACCAACCAGTTACTTTTAAAAATGATAATTTAGTTGATTTTGAAAATTATGTAGCTGAAGTAAAACCATATAGAACTAAAGTTAGAGAATATATAAGTTCATATACAAATATTGAATCTGGTAATATTCTATCAACAGATTTTGATTTACCACCAATCTATGCACAAGGTGGAACTAATGTTATAGAAGCATATTTAGTAGATAATAAAATAGTAGTATATAACACTGAAGTTCAGCAATATCCATGGAAAAGTTGGTATGATAATGCAGGATTTTCTATTAAATCTATTAAAATTATTAATGGTGGATATGGATATATAACTGCCCCAAAAATAACAGTAGTACCAGATAATGGTGCAGTATTAAATGCGCAAATAGATTTTCTTGGTAGAGTTACTAGTATAGAAATAGTATCAGGTGGGAAAGGATTTTTATCAACACCAACTCTGATAATAGAACAACCACCATTTGGACAAGGTGTTACTGCGTGTGTTTATATTGGTAATAGTTTAGTTAGAACAAATAGAATAAATCTTAAATTTGATAGAATAACACACAATTATTATATTAATAAATTGCAAGAAGTTGAATCATTTACTGCAATTGCTAATCAGACTACATTTGAATTATTATGGTCCCCTGATATTAAGATAGGATATTCTTCTGTTACTGTAAATAACTTGCCAATTACTCCTGATTCATATTCATTAAGTATTGAAACATTAAAATACAATGAATATAACGGTATAATATATGATAAGTATTATGGAACTCTAACGTTACATGATGCAGTGCAAGCAAATGATATAGTATCTATAACATACGTAAAAGATGCATCAATATTAAATGCAGCTGATAGAATTAATTTTTACTACAATCCATCAACGAATAATCTAGGGAAAGATTTAACTCAATTAATGACAGGTATAGATTATGGTGGAGTTCTAATTGATGGATTATCGTTTGCAATAAATCATGGATGGGATAGTTTACCATATTTATCTGATAGATGGGATAGCTATGATCCAACATTTACTGATAACAAAATTGTTGTAGAAGTTTCTGGAACACATACATTTAAACTTTCATATATTCCAACTGTTGGAACTATAATAAATGTATATATGAATGGTGTTCGTATAGATGACTTGCATTTTGATACTATTGACCAATTAAATACACATGCAGTAATGACTTCACCAATAATAGGGCTAATTTCATCTACTGAAGTGACAATTAATATAGATAGAAGTATAAACATAAATGTTCCATCTAATTTACAAGTCAATGCAAACGATGTATTCATATTCCGTGAAAGTACAAGTGATGGATCAATAAAAACCTTTTCAGATGATTATGATACAGCATATGATGGCGGCGATTTAGCATATATTAGTGCTACTGGATATGCACCTGGTGATGTTGTTATAGATGGTGATGGCTTTGTAACTCCAATGACCAGTTATGCACCAGAAGAAGTTGTGCCAGGTCAAATAGTTGATGCATTAGAAATTAAAGTGTTTGAACAGAATGCTATAGTATCTGGTAATGTGAAAGTTGACAAATATGTTGCTGATGGAGTTACTACTGATTTTAATATTAGACAACGTTTAAATAGTAACCAAGCAGCAATAGTAACACTTGAAACATTTATTAATAATGGGACATCTATAACATCAACAACAGTTATTCAAACATTAGATGTTGACTATTCAGTTGATTATACTAATAACACGATAGTATTTACAACACCACCTGTAATTGGAGGTGTAATAGCAATATTTAGTATAGGTGTGAATTCTACCAATACATTGGATATTGGCTATATTATTGCCGATGGGTTCACAACTGAATATACAACGAGAACTATGTGGGATGCGTCGTATTTAGTTGATGTGTTTGTTAATGGATATGCAGTTGAATATACTTCTTATCAAACATCAGCTGAAATATTAGGATTGCGTTTTGCAACGCCACCAGATGTTAATGCAGTAATAAGTTATATCGTGGTTGATAGTTTAATAAGAACTTTTACAATAACAACTACCGAACAAATTTTAATACCATCTGGTGGATTACCAGCAAATACTCTTGTAAATTTAAATAGTATTGTCGGAACTGCCAATAATAATGAAAATAATATGATTGTTGTCGTTGATAATACTATTTTAGTTCCAACACAATATACATATTATCCATCGACTGGTGGAAGTCCTAGTATTTCATTTACTATTGAAATAGCTGATTCAAGTAATGTTACTGTAACTAGTTCATATAATAATAGTATTTTGCAGGTAGAAAGATCGCAACTTAACGTTCCACAGATTATTCATACAATTGATACTCCACAATATTATAATGATTTAACAGTATATAGTGGAACAATAATGTTACCAAAAAAAGTTCTTAATGAAAACTACATATGGGTTATTAAAAATGGAATATTATTAACACCAGATGTTGACTTTATTTTAACTATGGATAGAGATAGCATAACATTACTTATACCACCAATTAAAACTGATATATTTGATGTTATCACATTTAACAGTAATACTACATCTAATTTAGCATTTATGCAGTTTAAAGATATGCTGAATAGAATGCATTATAAAGATATTGATACATCAAAACAAACCACTTTAGCAGAAGATTTGAAATGGAATGATATTTCTATAATTGTTCAAGAAAACAATGTATTTGATATGCCAAATCCTTCTAAAAATATTCCAGGGGTTATTGAAATTGGATCTGAACGTATTGAATATTTTGAAATAGTAGGCAATAAGTTAACTCAATTAAGAAGAGCTACGTTAGGAACCGGTGCTGCACCGTTGTATAATAAAGGAACTACAGTTCAAAATATTGGTCCGAGTTCTAATATATCATATAATGATAAAACTATATCACAAAATGTTATTGTAACCCAATCAATGATTACAAACAATAATACTATTGATATTGATGTTATTCCAACGCGCACACACGTACCTGTTGGATTATTTGTTATTGGAAATGAGTATACTATAAAAACTATAGGAACTACATCTAATACACACTGGAATATTATTGGCGGTACCACTGATGTAACTTATGATGTTGGTGTAAGATTTATTGCAGCATCAACTGGTATAGATACATTAACCCAACTTGCGTATGGGACTGGTGATGCATATTTAAATTGGACATATGATATAGGAACTATTGTTACAGTAGGATCTTTTATCGTAGGTGATACTTATACAATTAAAAAACTTGGGAATACTACTAATGCCAGTTGGAATCAAATTGGTGGAACAACTGGTGTTACATATTCTCCTGGTACTACTTTTGTCGCAGCTACTATTGGGTATAATTTAGGAAACGGTGAGGCATATATTGCTGATTCAGTATTTAATACAGTAATTCCAGCTGATTATGGGCAATGTGATGATATAGAAGTGTTTATTGGTGGTTATGATATTTCAACATGGACACCCTCAGTTATATATGCAGTTGGTGATATTGTTATATTTGGGTCATATACATATAAATGTACACAAAGCCATATCAGTGGAACTACATTTAATGATGTAGTTACTACAGTAACAATTAATAATGATAATACCACTAATACAATTGAATCAAATGTTGATTCTGGTATGGTATGGTCATTCTTTATTAGTAACATAAGATTGAAAAAGCAACCATATAAAGCATTTAATGTTAATAAATCGCCATATAGTCCAAAAGGCGATACACAATTTGATGCAGATTTTTCAGTTAATGGAATAGCTAAACAAATACGATTAACAAATCCAGTTCCTGTTGGAACACGTATTACCATAGTTAAACAATATGGTTCAGTATGGAATAATAAATATGCTATATTATAATAGCGAAAAATAAGGATATAACAATGACAACAAGAGTATCAAATCCAACATTAATAAACCTAGGTGCAATAGCAAATAATGGACAGGGAACAACCCTTAGAGATGGTGGAAATATTATAAATGACAATTTTTCAACAATATACACGGCTGTAAATCAAATAATTGATTATACATTACCAACTGCATCTAATTCCGTATTAGGTGGTGTTATAGTTGATGGTACAACTATAACAATCAATAGTTCTGGTGTTATTAGCGCAGGTGCCATTATATCACCAGCAACTGTTGCACCATTAGTTGATGGAGTAGCGGCGGTTGGAACTTCATTATTATATGCTAGACAAGACCATGTTCATCCAGCTGCTGCTGTTGTTTCACCTATTGTTACTGGTATTATTGTAATGTGGTCTGGTGCTACAACGGCGGTTCCTACCGGATGGTTATTATGTGATGGAACAAATGGCACACCAGATTTAAGAAATAGATTTATTGTTGGTGCTGGTACTACATATACCGTTGCACAAACTGGTGGTAGTGCAAATTCTACTGTAGTATCACATAGTCACTCATTAGCTGCTGCAACATTTACTGGTAGTGCGCTTCCTACGCATGACCATACCATCACTGATCCTGGACACAACCATACTTATGTAACACATGCATCAACAACAGGCGGTTCTGGGAGTGGAACTAATTTTGCAACTGATACAACAGGAACTACAGGAACAGCAACAACTGGTATCACAATAGCAGCTGCATCTGCTGGAACACCAGCAGGAACAATCGGTGGTTCTACTGATATAACTGGTGCGAGTGGAACTAATGCTAATTTACCACCATATTTTGCATTAGCCTATATTATGAAACAATAATTATATATGTATATAATGAAAGTCGATAAATATAATATAATGAGAGATTACTATGCAAAGTAAAGAACAAACAGGAATTCACATTGAAGGTCATATAAAGATTTGGGATCCAATATCTAATGAGATCTTTATTAATAAAAGAAACGCAATTCACTATGAAAATATGAGTATAGCATTAGCAAATGGTATAGCTAATAGTGGACAACAATACATTTATAACATGGCATTAGGAAATGGTGGCACATCAGTTGATCCAACTGGAATTATTACTTATTTAACTCCAAATAGTTCTGGGTCAAATGCCAGTTTATACAACCAAACATATACAAAAGTAATTAATGCTAGGTCATCTGATAATTCAGACCCAACCAGAAATTATCTTTCAGTATTACATACAACTGGTAATAATTATACAGATGTAGTTGTAACATGTTTGTTAGATTATGGTGAACCAACTAATCAAAGTGCATATGATACCACACCAAATGGTGAGCAAGAATATGTGTTTGATGAATTGGGATTACAAAGTTATGATCAAAGTGGAAATGATATGTTATTAACACACGTTGTTTTTCATCCTGTTCAAAAATCTTTAAACAGATTGGTTCAAATTGATTATACAGTTCGTATTCAAACCTTAACGGGAGTTTAATAGATGTCTTATCCGGTAACATATACAGAAATAAATAATGCACATAAAACAGCATTTATTGTTGCAGATGAAACACTTAATAATCAAACTAGTTTAACGTTTGTTGGTAAAAATTATGCAGGATATGGACCATATGTTGCAAATAATTTTTTACATTTATTAGAAAATTTTGCAAATCCAACATCCCCTATTAATCCAGTACAAGGCCAAATATGGTATGATAGTTCAGCTAATCAATTGATGGTTAATAATGATGGCACATCAACAAATTGGACACCAGTTGGGTCTGTTAAAAAATCATCGACTAAACCAACTGTTGCTAATGCTGGTGATATATGGGTTGATACGATCAATCAGCAACTATCAATTTATAGTGGTTCTGGTACTGCATGGACACTAGTTGGTCCCTTATTAAGTCAAGGAACAGTTACTGGTCAAAAACTTGAACAAATAGACGATAGTGCAAATTTTTCACATAACGTAATTTCTTTATATTCGTCAAATGATAAAGTTGCTATAGTAAGCACTGATACATTTACACCAAAAGTATCTATTAGTGGGTTTTCAAGTATAAAATCTGGTATTACGTTAAATTCATTAGCATCATATAAATTTAATGGAACCGCAACTAATGCAGACAATTTAGGTGGTATTAATAGTGGAAAATATGTAAGAAGTGACCAACCAAATGAGTTATCTAGTTATATTTCTGTTCCATCAATTCAGTTAGGAGATGATAAAAAGTTTATATTATCATCAGATGCTGCGTCGTCTTCAAATTATTTGATTTCATCTAATGTTAGAAATAATTCAATAGAAATACGAGTATTAGATTCATTGAGTAATGTAAAATCTGTTGCCTATTTTGCGCCATCGCAGAGAGTAGGAATAGCAACTGTTACTCCAACCTCAACCCTTGATGTCAATGGAACCGTAACTGTATCTTCAGGTATATTAAAAGTTGTTGGGACATCTGATGTATCAACTTCTGGAACACAAACAGCCAGTATTCAAACATCTGGTGGATTATATGTTGATAAAACTGCAACAATTAATTCAAATTTAACAATTGCTAATGGCTCATTAATATTAAATTATTTAGATACAACAGTCATTCCTAGCGAACCAACAACTGGTTCGGTAATTGTTCCTGGATACATTACCAATGATAATACAGGTTTAGAAATATCTGCGCCATTATATGATATTGGGTCATCAACACAACGTTTTAGACGAATATATGTAAACAAATTTGTTGGTGATGTAACTGGCAATGTTTATGGTAATGTTACTGGAAGTGTTACTGGAAATGTTACTGGTTCTGCTGTATATTTAAAAAATGCAACTGCATTTAGTTTAACAGGTGATGTTACAAGTGATGTTATTAATTTTAATGGAAATGGTGATCCGATAACATTTAATGCTACGTTAAGTCAATCAGCTGTATCATCTAAACAATCATTATCAGATTCTAGTTCAATTGATGAATTGATTATTTATAGACAATATGCAGCAAAAGTTTCTGGATATATTTCAGGAACTACATTAAATATTGGAGCTATTGCATTTGGTAGTAGTCTTATTGGAACAAATATGGCAGTTCTTGGTGTTGATACAACGCCAATTTCAGTTGGTAATTTTATATTAGGTAGTGAATATACTATTATAGAATTTGGGACAACTACTAATTTACAATGGAATACTATTGCGGGAACTGTTGGGTTAACATATACACCTGGAAGCACATTTGTTGCTACTGGTGCCGGTACTGGCCTTGGTACTGGTACTGCTTATGCTGGTGTAAATACCGTTCTTACTGGCACTACAATTCAATCTGGTGCTGGAAACGCATGGACTATTAATTTATCGCAGACTGTTGGTGCATATTCATCACCTGTTGTGTTTTATATAGGTTCTAGTGATTTATATAAAACAACTAAACAAACATTTATTCAAGATATTCCAAGTATTCAAATAGGAACAATTATTTTATATCCAGGGACAATACCACCAGGATATTTACTATGTGATGGTACCATTTATTCCAAGTCACAATATGCAAGTTTAAGCGTAGTATTAGGTTCAACATATGCTGTTCCAGGGTCATCTGTTACATTTTCTGTTCCAAACATGACGCCAGTAAATGGAATTAACTATATAATTTATAGCGGTATAATATAAAAGGAATTTAGATGTCATATATCATTAATACATATAATGGAACACAACTAACAGTAATCGCGGATGGTACTGTTGATAATACTACAACTGAACTTACATTAATAGGAAAGAATTATTCAGGGTATGGAACTTTACAGAATGATAATTTTGTGTATTTGTTAGAAAATTTCGCAAACGTATCTGCACCAACTAAACCAGTTGCAGGACAATTATGGTTTGATAGCAGTGTAAATAAATTAAAATTATATGATAAAAATTTAAACTGGAGAACTATTTCTGGGGCAGATACGTCAACTGGTGAACCATCTTATTTAACAGAAGGTGATTTTTGGTTTGATACTATAAATAAACAACTATATGTTTATTCATCAACTGGATATAATTTAATAGGACCACCACAAACTAATTCTGGAAATACTAGTTTTGAAACATTAACTGTTACCGATACAAATAGTAATACACATGAAATAATTGCAGCATCCGTAAATGGAACTACTATTTTCACAGTAAGCACCGATGCAACATTTACGTTATTGCCTAATATAAGTGCTATTTCTGGATTTATAGATATTCATCCAGGTATTACATTAGTTAATACAGCAGATCCGTTGAATCCTGGTTATACGACTCCAGGTGTTGTTGCTTCATATAAATTTTATGGAACATCATCCAACACTGATACGATGAATATTAGTCTTAATGGTGGAGGTATAAAACCAGCAGTTCAGGCAACAGTTGCTGTTCCAACATCAAGTGATAAAACTTCTATAGTTTCAAGAGATAATTTGGGAGATATCTATGTTAATAATTTGCATGGCGACGTAATTGGAACAGCAACTAAAGCATTGACTATGCAAGTAAACAATGGAACTACTTTAGTAAATGATATTCAAGCAACTACGTTTATTCCAGATACAACTGATAAAACTTCAATTGTTTCTAGAGATGCAGTTGGTGATATATATGCTAATATTTTTAATGGAACAGCAACAAAAGCTAATACATTATTGGTATCTGGTTATTATTACGAAGCATCAATAAATACTATACTAAATGGAATAACTGGAAGTAACATTGCCGTTCGTGATAACGCTGGTGATATATATGCTAATATATTTCATGGAACAGCAACAACTGCACAATATGCGGATTTAGCAGAAAAATATTTAGCTGATCAAGAATATGAATTTGGAACAGTTGTTATGGTCGGTGGTGACAAAGAAGTAATCGCTAGTATAATTGGTGCCAGAGCTATTGGTGTAGTGTCCGAAAATCCTGCATTTATGATGAATACAGATTTAAAAAATGGTACATATATTGCATTAAAAGGGCGAGTTCCAGTTAAAGTAAATGGTATCGTTAAAAAAGGCGATAGTTTGGTTCCTGATAATAATGGTGTGGCAAGAATACAATCAAATTCAAGCGAGCATGTATTTGCAATATCTCTAGAAAATAGTGATATTACTGATACTAAACTAATTGAAGCAGTAATTTTATAAGGAATAAGTATGACAATAGGTGTTGGCAATTTAATTTTAGCGAGTGATTATACTGCGATAAAAGCAACAGTTGATGCTATTTATAGCGCAGGATCTGGTCAAAGTGGATATGGGCAAACAATAACGTCAACAGTTAAAACATCTGGTAATATTATATCACAAGTAGAATGGAATGCATTACGAAATGATATGATTGCGTGTAGACAGCATCAAACTGGTATTACTGTTGGCAGTTTATCCCCGACTGATCCAGGGTATATTGCTGGTGAAAATTTAATAATTCCCACTATTACTAATGTCATATCACAAACTATTACACAACAATATGCTGATTTTGCAAATACCATTACTACTGATAAGTTCTTAGTTAATAGTGGACAGCAATCAACTTATGGACTAAATTCTCAAGTTAGAACAACTGAATGGAATAACATTATTGCACATTCAGTAACTGTTACACAATCAATTGATAATTTGCGATATTTTTTTAATTCTGGTGGCACTATAAATTTCACTGCTAGTAGAACTGGTGGATCTGGCACTACCAAAGATACTGATTGGTCAACTATGTTAAGTAATATGGGTACTATATCAATTAATCATAGTTCAACTGTCAGCAGCACAAGTATTGGAACTGGAACATCAATAGGGTTTTATAATTTAACAACTACCGACCAGTTAATTTATCAACAGAGTGGAACTACTTTTACTGCAAATAAATATTACATTTATGCAAGAGTTGATAATGTAACAACACCAGCTAATATTATATTTACAATAGATTTTGAAGATCTAGACACTTCTGGCGCAGACATAAACGTTACTGGAACATTGACTAGCGTAGTGACACAAACTGTTGCAACTGGGGCAAATGTTGCGGTTTCACAATTAACTGCGAGTGCATCTAGTTTAACTGGTGGTGTATTAGTTCCATCATACTCAATATCTGCTAGTACAACAACTGTTACACAGGGCAATTCTGTAACATTAAATGTACATGCATCGCAACTACCAGATGGCTCATCTTTAACATATTCAATAGCTGGTGGGATTGTTGATGTTGATTTTACTCCTAATACATTAACTGGTGGCCCATTTGTACTCGATAGTAGTGGAAATTATTCATTTACATTAACAATGTCTACCTATCTTACTAATCAAGATTTAAAAACATTTACTGTTAACTTATTAGATAATGGTGTTATAGTAGCATCAACAGCTGCTGTTAGCATACCACCTAAAGGAACCTTGCTATATACAGTAGCAGGACCATATAGTTGGATTGCTCCAGTAGGTGCTACATCAGTATCGATTGTTGCAATTGGTGGTGGAGGTGGCGCAAATGAAGGTAGAGCTTACGGTTCCAGTTGGGGGCAAGAAGGTCATGGTGGATGCGCAAATAATGTGATAACTGAAGGGGCGGCTGGTGCCGATGGACAAATTATAACCCAAACTGTAAGTATTACTTCCGGTAACACATATTTCTTAACTGTAGGTGCTGGTGGAATTGGCGGTCATAGACCAGAACCATTTTTCTTTGCCTATGCACCGCCCCCAGGAAATGGAGGTGCGCCTGGATCGGCTGGTGGAAATTCTTCCTTTGATACGGTAGTAGCTAGTGGTGGTGCAGGTGGTGCAGGTGGTACCCCAGCTTCTCAATCATATGGAATGGGTGGAATTAGCAGTAGTGGATATGGAAATAATGGTAACAGTGGAGCTGTTAGCATATCATGGGATTAAATTATCAGAAAATATAATACGCTACAATGTTAATGGAGAATAATATGAATTTATATATAAAACTTGAAAACGGTAACCCGGTCAACCATCCATTATATGGAGAGAATATAATGCAGGCATTTTCTTGTATTGATTTAAATAATACAACTGCATTTGCACCTTTTAATAGATTACCAAGACCAACTCAAGATGAAATGACAGTTGGCACTTTTCAAGTGTTAGAATCAAAATATATCTTAGGTGTAGATGGTAAAACATATGAAGATAGTTACTATCTACGTGATATGACACAAGATGAAATTGATATAAAACAAAATGAAATTGATACTGCAACATTTAACCAAACTGAATTAATACAACAAACTATTAATAGAAATATAGATGTTGCACAAAATGAATTAACACAATCAACTGATGAAGATAAATTAGTTTGGCAAAAATATATTGATCAATTAAAAAACTTTACTATTATTAACCCATCTTCTGCATCCAATTTACCAGAAACACCAGTTAAAGATGAAAAAGGTAATTGGATTTCAATTTCAAATTCAGGAAGCGCACCAAATGTTATTGGCTAAAACACTAGAAAATCTTGGAGATTTAAAAGGAACGATGTACGATTTTCAATTTGCAGGTGATATTCTACCTAAGCATGTGCATACAGAAGATAACATACATGTTACTATTGTAACTAGAGGGATGCTTAAAGCTTATAGTCATGACTGGGAACAGATTGCTACCGCTGGTCAATTAATTGATTTTCGGGTGGGTGAGCCACACGAATTGATGGCGCTTGAAGATAATACTAGAATATTTAATATTCTTAAAAAATCAAGTGGTACTCCAAATGATTACAACAAAGAATAAATTTTAGCTGCAACCTAACACAAAAATGCCGGGAAAAGCCCGGCATTTTTGAACTATCTTTTAAATATCATAATAAATCGGTTGAACCATGAAACTTTTTTAGGTTCTATCAATGGTTCTGGTTTTTTATAAACGTATTCGTCAGCCATTGGGAATATGTTAGAGATTGCTTTAGCACATTCCAATGCTAATTCACGATGTTCTTTTTGAGTAGATTCTTCTGTTCTAACTTCAATAAAGTGAATCCAACTTCTAATTGTTCCATTGACATATAATTTACTTTCTATTAGTCCTTCTGGTAGAACAACACGTGCTTGTTCTTTTGCAATTCCATTTGAAATTGCCCAATTATATGCATCTCTTGATGAATTAATAATATAATGCTGTTTTTCTTCCCATATCTTTGCAATATCACGATGATAATCTAATGATAAATCCAATTCTATTGAATTTTGTCTATTTTTTGTATCTTGTAATCTAGGTTGACGAATTACAAAATTTAGATCTTTTATTGGATCTGCATATCGTTGACTAAATTCTTGAAAGCTAAAACTGCGATGTCTAAGAAGTTGTCTAGCAATGTCGCGTGTAGTAGTTACTTCGATACAAGCACTTACCATTTCAAGTGGACTAAAGTGTTTGTGTTTTATAAGGTATCTAATTAGTTTATCACTTGTTTCGGTATTAAACTGATTAGAAGGGTTTGAAACTCTTGCACAAAATGCAATTAAATCTTGAGCATCTTTTATTCCAAGTTCAGCAAATTCTTCTGTTGGTTGTGAATATGATACAAGTTTTGCTGTCATAATTTTATCTTCCTTAACATTGTTTTTATTGATTTTTCAACATCCCGTCGAACTTTTTTTGTATTGATTTTTACATCAACTTCTTGAATATGGTCTTCGTATGATCTTAAGATTTCTGAAAGTCCTTTTTCAAATTCTACCATTTTACTTCGCGTAGTTGGCGTTACACTAATTTCCCATGTTTTTCCATCCTTGAAATTAATGAGGACTGTACGAACATACTCTAGAGGCAACACGTTTAATGTCACCTCATTGAATACTTCTGGCCAGGCATCAATCACTTCAGATGGAAGTGATTTTTTGCCACCAATCATACTTTTTCTTTTGCCTTCTTTTTAACGGTAGGAACTAAATCTTCTGCTAATCTACGAAAATTTGCGGCTTCTTTAGCTAATTTATCAGCTTGTGAACGATAATGTTTAGCAGTAGCTATCGGATCAGTTTCATCAAATGATGCAACCACTTCAGAATTTACACTAGCTGATGTAGTTTTAGTAACATCATCTACTGGAACTTCAACAGGTGGTTTTACTGCAGGTTCTTCTCTTTTATCAGATGGTTTAATTGCTAATTCATCAACTGGAATTCCACGTTGTTCAGCAATAACTTGATTTAATTCTGACAGAACAATTGAAACACCAGGTCTTGGTAACATTTCAATTTTGTCTGTAGCAACTTTAATCATTTTGTTTTGTGTATGCAATGCTGATAGCATGATACTGCCATCTGGAAAATTAGTTCTAGCTAATGCTTCTGCAAACTCGTAAGAAGATTGTCCAGTATTACTTTCAACTAAATTAATCAATGCATCATGGAATACATCTGGTAAACTTTCAGTTGGTATAATTAAACAATTATATGCATCACCTGGTAATGTTCTATAGGCAATTATGCATTTCTTACCGGTTGCAATAATTCTACCAATATGTTTAATTTCGTTCATTATTCTTCAGTCCCAGCTGATGCTGATTCTGATTCTGATTGTTTAGCAACTTGCTCTAAGAAGTTATTTAACTTATTATAGGCAGTTCCTACTGCAGTCATTTCAGCAGGTTTAAAAGCACCACGTGAACTTGCAAGATCAATAATTGCTCTTAATGTATTTAAATCATTAATATTAAGACCATCAGATTGTTGCTCTGCTTCTTGTGTTACTTCTTGTTCTACTTCTTGAGTTACTTCTTGTTCTACTTCTTTTGTCATATTATCTCCTTATGATATGTTTATTGTACATGAATATGTGGACACGCAATGATGAAATATGATATTTCAGATTCATTTTCAAATCCAATGCGTGTATTATACACTATTGTATTACTATTGTCAAGAGTTATTCCTTGCCCAATATAATATCTACTATTTAAGTTTTTTATGATCCACTCATTAATTATTTTAGTTAATGATGGGCTATATTTGTTAATCGTGAAATACTTGAATTGCGGACAAGCATATTCAACTCGTCGCAATTCAAAATAATCTAACGGATTAGGAACACCGTTCTTTAATGCCATTACATCTCTTCCAGTTCTTCTTCTTTATGTTTTTTTAATAATGGGTCTTCTGGCATTGCCAGCACCATCATGGCTTGTTCACCGTCTATATATCCAGTATGTTTAGCATTTTTTACTGCAATATATGTAGAATAACACCCTATATCTAGCAATCCCTCTAATCTACCTAAGGCATCAAATATACTATCGTGAATTATGTCTGGTCTAGGCCAACTACGTATTTCACCAGCTGTTAAGTGCCAAAATCGATCTCTAGCTGGCATAACTACTACCAATTCTTGACTATCTTTAATTTTCATATGTGTTTTTTTCTGTGATTAAAAATTATATTATACTACAGTTTATGGAGATTGTCAATGGAAATGATAAATAAAGATGTAGTTCACGGAATTGGCGTTCCCAACTACTCTAGACATTCTAACAATTTACCAAGGAGGTTCATTATGTCCAGTAATTATATTTATTCATTTCAAAAAGTTCTTGATTTTTTAAAATCAATTGGTGCAGATAAAATATATCATTCTCACCGTCTTAATTATATTAAGAATCATAATTTTGACATATATTCTGATATATGTACAAAAACATCATTTTTATTAAACACAACATTTACTGAACAATTATTTTGCTACACAAATGATATCACAAGTAGACCAAAATGTAATATATGTGATAACCAAGTATTATATAGCAGTAAAGATAAACAATATTATAGATATTGCTCACAACGATGTTCTATGTTAGATATGAAATCATTGATAGGTGTAGAAAATTCTAGCCAACTTCAATCTGTAAAAGATAAAAAGAAACAATTATCTATTGAAAAATATGGTGTGGACAATGTTTCAAAATCTAAAGAAATTAAAAACTTACTTTCTGAAAAAAGAACAGATTATTGGAATCAACTATATAAAGATAAAAACTTTACTTCCGATGGGCTATCTAGAATAGAGTATAGAAAAAAATGTCAGCAATACTTAAATACACAATACAAAAGGAACAAACATATTTTAGACCCAGAAAATAAACGTGGAAAAGACTGGCATATTGACCATATTTATAGCGTAAGTGATGGGTTTATAAATAATGTTCCAATAAATGTTGTATCAGATATATCCAATTTGCAATTAATTAGTGCTAAAGATAATTACCGGAAGTTTTATGCTTCCGGTAAGACAATTGAACAATTATACGAAGATTATAATCAAGCAGTTTGATTACTAAACTCATAATAACAAGTTGTACCAAATGGAGCTTCTATTGTAGTCGTTCCATGAGCAACAAATATAGTTTCGCAATAAGATTCGTCGCCCCAAGATCCACATGGATACATATCAGTAAAGAAAAGTAGTCTACTCGGCTGTATTTCTTTTTCTTTCATATAATCCCACACACACATGAAGTCGGTTCCACCACCACCCATAGGTTGGTAGAAATCAAAATCATCGATGTTATATCCATCAAAATCAGCTTCGTTATATACTTGTGTATCAAAGCAAAATACTTTAATTTTAAAATCTTGGTATTGTTGCATAATACCCTTAATTTCACTCATAAAGTCTCTAGCTTGGTCATCCCCAATAGAACCAGACATATCAATAGCAACTACAATATCAATGGTATCACGAAGACTAGAACCTGGTAATACTGCTGATAAATGCCATGCTTTTTTATTTGGACGCATCCAAGTATAATCATCTTTAATTACACTTTGAATTTGTTGTTGTAAAATTTCACGCCAATTCATTTTAGGTTCGGTAAGATCTTTAATCATTCGTTGAATCAAACCTGGTGTACTACCTGCGCCAGCGGCTTGTGCAGCTGTCATTACTGCTTCACGAACTTCATCACGGATTTGGCGTAATTCTTCTTGTGTGTAAACTGGTCTACCACTACCATTTCCAGAACCATCACCATCACTATCACCATCTGATGACTCCCAATCAAAATGTTGGTCTAATAGTTCACCTAATTGATCTAACATTTCGTCATTTTTATCTTTTAGAAGATCATATATTTCTTCAGCACCCATGCCATAATATTGTGTATCATGTAGAATTTGAATGCCTGGGATGTTATGATCACCAATTTTATCACGAACAATTTGGCCGTTTACACAATAATCAGCCGAAAAATTAAATAGTTTTGGATGACGACCTTCACGACGACCCATATGGTCAAATGCGTTATGAAGAATTTCGTGAGCTAATACAAACTCAATTTGTTTAACAGTTAATGGAGCAAAGAATTCTTTATTAAAGAATATGTGTCTACCTTCTGTTGCCGCAGTTTTACACCATTCACCACCTTCTTTAATAATTAAACGAGTTGCTAAATTACCAAAGAATGGATGACGTAGTAGAAGACCTACACGCGCGATAATAATATTATCTATAATTTTATCTAAAACTGGATCTGACATTTTATTTCCTATGTTTGATTGAAGTTGTTTGGTTGAAAAGTTGTATTATACCGGGGTTTTATTGGTATGTCAAGAAGAAATGATAAATAAAGACGTAGTTCGCGGATTGCCGTCCCAACTACTTTAATACTTACAAGGAGTATCAACATGAATATTTATCCAAGTATGCTTGGCATACATAAAATTTTATCACAAAACCCATCACTATCCAAATCGTTAATAGATGCATTTGAAAGTAGCATAAATCTAAATCCATCAGTTACTAATATGAAATTTAGACAATTATTTGAAAAACATAATTTATTATATCATAAACAAGGATATAGTCCAAAAGAAATTTATTACCGAATAATCAATGATGATTGGGGACACCATTATTGCAAAATGTGCAATAATGAAATTCATAATTTTAGAACAATAGGCAATACATTTCCAAAATGGTGTGGTGCAAAATGTGCTGGCAACGATCCAGATACCTTGGCAATAAGAAAAAATACATGCATGAAATTATTCGGTTCTGAAAACTTATACTCATCGAAATATGGTAAAGATAAGATTAAATCAAAATGTATTGAGACGTATGGCGTGGAAAGATACCAATTAACAAAAGATTTTTCTAACCAAATAAAGATTTCTGGTAAGAAAAGAGATCTAGAAACTAGATTGAAAATAACTAAAAAACGTGAAGAAACGAATATCAAACTATTTGGAGCTGCGTATTATACTCAAACTGTTGCATATATAGATAACCAAGTTACTAATAGCAATAAAGTTTATACATTTCCATCAGGGAATACCGTAAATGTTCAAGGATATGAACCAAGAGCACTAGATTTATTATTGGAATCTGGTTATAAAGAAGAGGAATTGCTATTAAGAAATAGACCATCTATACCATATTTCTGGCCTGCTGATGATGGTATTGGTGATGATAAATGGCATATATACCATCCTGATATCGTAATACCACATGAAAAAAGAATAATAGAAGTTAAGTCTACATGGACATATTCTGGAAAGGAAGAATGGGTTTCAAAGAATGCTGCAAAACATAAAGGGAGTATCGATGCTGGATACTCCCATGAATTTTGGATATTGGGATAAGTAATAAGAAATTAAACAGGTATTAGTTCAATAATACCTGTTTAAAAAACTCCTTAATTATCAGTAGCTTGCGATATATATTTTCCGTAACGTTTATGGAAATCCATGAAGCATTTAATTTCATCGACATCTAATGGTAATTTATAAGTAGCCAATGCAATTTTGGTACCCATAATTACTAACTCAGTTTCAAAGTTATCCATCATAAATTGGAAGAAGTGGTTAACTTGATCATTCCAATCTTTGTCTTTACGGTCTGCACCGTCTTTTAATTCATAGCATAACCCAACTGTCAATGAATACATTGCTGAGATTTCTTTATAGTCAAGTTTAGTAACTTTACCTTTTAAGATATCAGTTGGGTTTGGCATTTTACCAGATAACTTTTGGTAAGCACCAAATTTTAATGCAACACCTTCACCAACAGAACCTGACATTAAAGTCATCAATGTTTCATCATCACAATCATTTTCAGTTAACAATTCGCTAACAAATGACCAAGAACGTGGTGTTGAGAATGCACGTGAACTTGATTTTGGGTCAAAACTATATAAATCAGCTTTAGACCAGTTCAAGAAACCCACAATATCTTTATGAATTTTGTTTTCAGTTGCCCATTCAAACCAATCGTCAAATTTATGTTCCATTTCAACATGGATAAAACGATTAGATAATGGTGCTGGCATACGATATGTTACACCTTTATCGCCTTCACGATTACCAGCAGCTACGATAACAACATTATCTGGTAAATGGTATGTACCAACTTTACGATTCAATACCAACTGATATGCAGCTGATTGAACAGATGGTGCAGCTGAATTCATCTCATCTAAGAATAAAATAATTCTATCGTATTGTGTAGCAAATTCCATACCTGGTAATTCAGATGGTGGTGCCCATTTCATTGTACCAGAATTTTCATCAAAGTATGGTACACCTTTAATATCAGTTGGATCCCATAATGATAAACGAACATCAATCACCAAATCATTTGGAGCATCTTCTCCAATTTGTTTGATCAAATCTGATTTACCAATACCTGGAGGACCCCAGATGAAAATTGGACGCTTAACTTTTAAAGCTTTAACGATTGCTTTTTTAGCTGATTTAGGACCTACTGCGCGATGTTCACTCATTGTGTTACTCTCTGTGTTGTGGTTAAAATTAAATTGTCTAACTAAGTGTGTATTTTACTATGTTATTTAAAGGTTGTCAACTACTATTTTAAATAATTTTTTCTATGATTAAGAGATTTTATTATACCATATTTTCTAATATCATCTGAAAATAAATGTAATTCAAAACTCTTAATTTCTGAAAACACCGTAATATTATTATTTGTTAAATAAAACGGTGAATCAATAAAGCGAGACAAGTATATCATTGTTTGCGGACTCTTGTCAATACTTTCTGTAAATGGAATTGTGTAAGGTTTTAATTCTAAAGTTTTTGTTAAAAACTCCAGACCAATAGGGGTTAATCTAAAAGATTTATTTCTATTAGATACCCACCATTCCCTAGAATAAAATTGCAAATTTGCTTCATCGGTGCTCTTGCCCCAATTTTTAAGAAAAACTTTAGTTAAATCATCTCTATCAATCATTCCATTACTATTCCAGTAGTTAACTTAACTACTTTAAAATCATTGCAATTAAATTGTTCATTTAATTTTTTAGATAAGTTATATGCATGGCCAGGGTTAGAAAAACTAGTTTTCTTATATTTTGGTCCAGGATAACTTGTTAAACTATTAAATGATTTTAAATTAAATGCTGTATTTTTATAAAATACAGCCCATATAGCGTTTCCTTCTGCTTCTAATACTTGTTCAGTTTTGTATGTTTTTTTATCAGTGTATTCTATCAATATAGATGGTTGTGGTCTTGACATAAGATCTCCATTAACTCCATATATATTTATCTTATTAGAACTCACCACCATCCATTAAAACCTGTACTACTGATGTATCAACAGATTTTCTAAGAGCATTATACATACTTTCGTAATCCTGATTAAGTTTTTCCATCATATCAGATAATGCTAAGTTTAGCAACCTAGCTTGCTGAATTGTCATCTTTACTTCTTTTTGTTGTGACAATTCAGAAGCTCGTAGCAATTGTGTAAATTGTGTTATTGGTGTAGTATTTAATTGATGTTGCATTTAAAATTCGTAGCCTCTGCTTTAGTTTTAAAAGGTCCATATGTTTCATAACGATCTACTGTTATTAATTTTGGACAATATGCTAATACCCAATTCTTAAATTTAACAACATACCAGCCAGCACAATGCAGACACTTACTTTTTTCTTGTTTTGTATATAATGGTAATCTTCGTTTAACATCATACATTGTATTATATGGTGTTGACTTAGTTGGAAAACCATGACATTCTGTTTGTTCTGTTATATTAACATCAAACATATTGTCAGTCAAGAAGAATTTATTCCCAAATTGGGAAATTAATTCTTCTCTTTTATTAAACCATACTTCACCATCATTATTTGACAGCATGAATTTATTATTTTCATGTTTATGCAATGTTGCAACTTTTTCACCATTGCGTTCTACAATCCAAAATTTACCATCTATTATAGGTTTCGCATGAAGTTCTGTCATTATTAATCCTTACTTATTAAAACATTAATAGTTGATAGAAATACATTTAATCCTACTTGCCCATTGATTCCTGCTGTTTCAACCACTTCATTAGCAACCATGATTGCTTTTTTATATTGTGGTTTATATAAACTCAATGCAATATTATATTCAGCATTGTACATCATACGAGAAAATTTCTTAAAATGTATTTCATCTGGATACCCGATTTGTTCAACAAATCCAATTCTATCTAATTTTGTTGCCAATTCTTTAGTATCTTCGACGAATACGTATTGCTGGAATGTTAATTTTTCTAATTCTATTGAAGTAGAAAAAACTTCAGCATAGTGAATATTTCTATCTAACCATACTTTTGTAAATTTGTGACTATCTACCATTTTTTTTACATTTAATGTATTAAAAAATTTAGTTATTGGATTCTCTTGTTTTACTACTGATAACTCAGTTGTCTTTCTTTTTTTACGGGTTCCTGCGTATGAAGTATCTTCTACGACTTCAGTTGTAATGATCGATGACATTGTATTTCCTCGTTAATTAAAGTTAGTGTTTTATAAAGTGTGTATTATAAAACACTATATTAGTATTGTCAAGTTTTATTAGATGTATTTTCAACTAACTGTAAATCAAACATTATTCCTTTGCCAACAGTGTCATATTCATTATTATCAATGTATTCACCATTATATTGAATACTTGAAAATATATTCCATCCATCGATATCACTGTATTCAATTTTAAATTTAGTTGGATCAAAATCGTCTTTAATTACAAATTCCCCACCAAAAAATTTACCTTTCTCGGTTGTTTGTCCAAGAAATACGGCAGTACCATCTGGTTGTTCTTCAATATAACATTCGGCTATTTCATCCAGTTCTATTTCAGAATCCTGTAATAACCCAATGTCCAAATAATGTCGCCAAACTTCATTAGAATTATCATCATATACGATAACTTCACTAATATCTGACATTTCAGCACCATTTTCATGTGCTAAGTTATCACATTCAAACCATGCTCCTTCACAAATAAATTGATATTCTTCTGGAACCGCAAATTCATTTTCTTCATCTTCTATAAATTCTTCAATATCAATACCATTATCTTCTAAATAATCGTATGCTTCGCGTGGTACTTTACCAACTACTATTTCTCCACCTCTTCCTTCAATTTCTACTTTGTAAGTTTTAGGTGTAAATTTAATAGTTTGCAGTAATTCACGTTGTTCTTCAATTGTTGGATCTTTATTTTCTGACATTATGTCCTCGGTAATGTATCTACATCTTCGATAATTTCGATTACTTCATCAAACGATAAAGCTATGATTTTTGCAGTAGCCCAGTCATCATTTTCATCACGTCCACTTACTTCAATCATATAACCATTATCGTATTTGTTAATAGTATATGATTCATCTACTTTTTTCAATTTTTCACTTGCATATGTTACTGCCATATTATTCTCCTGTATATCTTGCTTGAAAAGGTTCAGCATATTGCTGAATATTATCCATCATTCGTTTCATATCATACGACTGACAAAATTTTAACATACGAATCCCAACTTGTGCAACTTCTTTTGGTGTTGAATTCGTTTCTATTGTTTCAGTTATCATTGCTCTAATATCAGTTGGCTGAGCTGTTAAATCAATTAGAGTAACATTTCTATTATAATCATCTAATACTCTATGTTCAATTCCATTATGATCAGCCCATCGTTGTAGCATAATATTATTCCAATTATATCCTTTGGAATTACGATCATTAAATGCTTCAGTTAATCCAACTTTATTCTTAGTGCCTTTTGTTCTAACACCAGGATATGCACTAAATACGTTATCACTAGTGTCACCACGCATACATTTTTCAAATAACATCCATTCTGGATTTAATGGCATTTTAATTTCACCAGTTTTTTTATCTTTAACTGGTTTGCCTTTTGCATCAAAATATCCTTCATGTGTTATATGTTGATCTGCTATTCCATTATATTGACTAACATTTTCACTTATTAATTGTTGAAAATCACTATCAGAACTAATTATAACATGTTTACAGTTTGGATGACTTTGAATAAACCCAGCAATTAGATCATCTGCTTCTAATTGTGGATGGTGCAATACCGTGCAATTAGTTTTTTCGATGATAAAATTTTTAAATTCATCAAATGCTTCCCAAAACAGTTTTTCTTCCGCTTGTTCTTTTGGTGACATTGCAGAACGAGTATCAGATCTATTACGCTTATATGGTTCATAATAATCTTTTCGCCAACTGCGCCCTTCCAGACATACTACTACATGTTTACCATCGAAGTCTTGCCAAGCTTTTTTAATACTGTTAAAAGTAATATGAAATGCCATACCTAACTTTAAATCTGCATTTCCTTGTATTGCATGTCGAGAGCGATAAAACATATTTGATAAGTCTATCAGTAAGTAAGTCATAATAATTCCTTTATAAATTTAAAAGTATATTATATAACATTCAAAGTAAATTGTCAAGAAGAAATGATAAATAAAGATGTAGCTCGCGGATTGCCGTCCCAACTACTTTAATACTTAACGGAGTATCAACATGATTATTTATCTATATGTAAAAACACATCAAAAAACTGGTTTAAAATATCTAGGTCAAACACGTGCAATAGACCCACACAAATATACAGGTAGCGGTGTATATTGGTTATCCCATCTTAAAGTTCATGGATTTGATTATATTACTGAAATTTTACACGAATGTACATCCAAAGAAGAATTAAAAGAAATTGGATTATATTATAGTAAATTATGGAATATTGTTGAATCGAATGAATGGGCTAATCTTAAAGAAGAATGCGGCGATGGTGGAAGACAATCTGATGTAGTTCGGAAACGTATTGGGGAAGCATGTAAAAGTAGAATCCCATGGAATAAAGGAATCTCTATGTGGTCTGATGATGACAAAAAACGTATTAGTGAGAATAACAAAAAACGCCAACCACAATCACCAGAACAAATTGCTATTAGAGTTTCAAAAAATACTGGTCAAAAGCGGTCAGATGAAACAAAGAAAAAAATGTCAGTTGCACAATCAGGTAGAACTTTTAGTGATGAATCAAAACAAAAATGGCTAGTTCTGCTAAAGGTAGAATTCCGTGGAATAAAGGAATATCTACTGAACCAACTAGATCAAAAAAATATATTATTAAAAACATAGAAACTGATATAATTTTTGAAATTGTTAATCTCAAACGATGGTGTGAAATGAATGAATTAAGTTATAAAGCATTCTGGAAAGCTAATAAAGAATGTAGAATATATAAAAATTATTTAATTATTGAAAAATGGACATAATATTGTATGTCCATTTTATTCATTAAAATATGCGTAATTGTGTACTATTATAAGAAGTGTCTTTTTTCAAACATAGTATATATTTGGTGATGTCATTTTACTTCTGATTTTCCGTTTGCTAATTTAGTTACATTAATATATCCAGATGATCTATCAGTCATATCAACCCCTTCTTCCATTGCTGCATTGATACAAATATCTCTAAACCATCTACTTACTATTTCTTCTTCAGGATCACCTTCGAACCCATATTCTTCACGTTTTAATTCAGCAATAAAATATTCATTCCAATCTAGTTCATAGAATCCATTTCTAATGTTATCTTTATTAATATTAAATCCAATAACATCTACCCAAGGTTCTTTTTTCTTAGTAGCAATTTCTTTAGGTGTAAGTTTTAATTCAGCTTCTTTTTCTTTCTTATATTCTTTAGCTATTCTACGTTTTTCAGCCAATTCTATTTTACGTTGTGCTGTTTTCTGTTGTATAAGTGCTTGCTCTTTTTCAGCAGCCTCTTTTGCAGTTATACCGGTAATATCTTTAAAAAACTTTTTAATCATGTTTTTTAATTTCCTTTTCTCTTAATTTTCTTAAATCTTTTATTGATTGATTTATTGTAGCTGCATAATTCAATGCTTGCTGCTCTGTCATCATAGTTGTTTGACAATATTTTATTTCACCTGTAAACCAGATATCATAAGTCAATTTTAATTTATAATATAACGCATTTATAATATTACGAATACAGGAATCAATACGGTATAACCATGAATTTTCAAACGAACTAGACCCAATAAAGCTGCCCCAATATGCAATTCTTGGTGTAAATTCAGTAGTTAAAGTTATATCATATGCATCTGCTTCCAATTCAACACTAAATCTAATGTTATCTTCTGGATTTCCACATTGGCAGGTAACAGTATAATACATAATATCACCATAGTCAAAATTTTTTAATATCCCAGCTGCTGGTATTTCTGCTTTGAGTTCTTTCATAAGTTTCCTATATAGTAATTGAAAGCACAGTATCGTAAGAACCAACACCATATGTTATAGATGTTGCCATATTTTCTAAAGATTCGCCGGAATCTAGTATCTCTTGAACTCTGTTAAGTATATGAGTAAGATGATCTGGTGAGCCATCATATGATGCTAAAAAATCTGGCGCAAATTTAATTCTATGTGTCATTTTGATTCCTTAAGTGTTTCCCAGTTTTTAAGTGCTGAGAGGGTTTCATTATATTCTGCCCATAACTGCTTGAGCTTATCATACTTCTGTTCCATTATAGCATTTCTGCTTGGAATATACAACATATCTTCGATTCTTTTTAATCTTTCATCAATATCTTCTTCATTTAGTAATAATTTACCAGAAATTTTTACGGTTTCTTGATTGACTGGTATTTCTATAACTGCCTTTCCATTTGAAGCTGAAAATATTTTTTGGGAAGCTCCAATATTTACATTCCCATTAACCCATGGGTGATTAGCAATCCATGTGGAATTCGCAGAAGTTCCTGTAGTTGTATTGCTGATAGTAAGGGGTGGTAATAATGTCATGTGTCTGCCTTGAAAAAGGTAGGGATTTCTCCCTACCATACTAGATTACTTTTTAACAAACTTTGGTTTGTTATTAGTATAATTAGGATTATTATTCCAAGGTTTGTTTCCTTGATATGGTTTCTTTGGGCGTTTACTTGCCAAATAAGCACCATATGACTTTGAATCTTTACGATATAATTCTGCTGGGTCAAACTTTCTAAGTTCAATACGACAGAAGTCATGAAATGCTTCGAGATCTTCAAATAACTTTACGATGTCTGGGCGTGATTCAAAATATGAAAATGATCTGTAATTTTTAGCCATAATAGCTTCCTTTCTTTTTGTGGTTTGTAATGCTACATTGTAGCGGGTTTAAATTAATTGATACTTGTATTTGAAATTGATGTTGCGCCACCATTTGGCACAGTATAACTATAACTAACATATGATGGAGGCATACCAGTATTAATTGATGTGTATGGTGTTCCAGCTGGTCCAATTGTTTGCATATTACGTATAACACGTTCAAGATCATCTATTCTATTAGTTAGCTGCTTAATATGTGTTGTTAGTGTACGAAATGGGCCTATCTGTCTTTCTTTGTCTTCAGCATGTGCTAATGCTACAACCATCAATAAATTATTAAAACATCTTTGTACTGCTGGGTTATCAGAATTCATTGCTGTATCAAACATATCAACAAATTGTTCTAAATCTAATTCTTCTTTGTTTGTCATAAAATTTCCTTATTTTACGTGAGCTTTAAATATATAATTATATAATGTTATTCCACTATCGACTGTAATTTGAAATGCACCTTTATCAGTAATTTTTACAAATTTATCACCATCTAAGTTCAATACATTTAATATTGTAGATTTTGGCCATAACCACTCACCTTTAATAGTTCCAGTAACGTTTGTTTGGAACACAAAGCTACCAGCATGTGTGTTAAGATCACCAAAACTAAATATTAAATTATTATCTTTAGTTGATACCTGAAACAGTGTTTCTTCCGTATGCGCGGATACCTGATATTTAAATCGTTGGATATTTGCTTGTGTTGGTTGAAATTCAATATCCCAATTTGAGATATTAACACTAGATGATTTCATAGATAAATCTAACAAGTTTATATTCATAAATCTAAAATCATTTTGGTAATCACCACTTTCATTTTGAAAATGAATTCCGGTTGGAATATTATCACCACCTCTTGGTTCAACAGTTAATGTTATGATTGCATTATCTCTGTATTCTGGACATTTTAAATGCAAATCTAATTTGTGCAGATTAGTCATTCCAAAATTACCAGTTAATTCAGGTATAGCAGAATGTGTTGCTGCTTGCAAAATAACACGTCTATCATCTGATAGTGCATCAATTAATGCGTTATCATCAGTAACTTTTACTCTAATATCTGGTAGAACACCAAGTGAATGTGTATGTGCTACTAAATCTTGTAAAAAATCTTTCATATATTTCCTTATTTTTGTATATTATACTTTATTTTATTATTATTGTCAACTAGTTTTTTAATAAAATGTAAACAAATCATCCGCTGATGTTTTTTCATTGGTACTTAACAAATCCCATTTTAATACACCAATTAGATTTGATATTTTCTTATCAATAATTACAGATTCCATTTCTGAATGTTCAAATGGCAAGTCTTTGAACCATTGTGGTAATCGCAATTCATCAACTGGGTATGCTACACTAGTAAATCCTAATGGATTTGCTTTAAGTTTGCACACAATAACTTTTGCACCATCTGTTATATTCATTGAGTATTTGTCACCAAATAGTGTTTTTAGTACATTCCAATTAATACTAGCTCTTACATGCCCTGGCATATTAGCTTTGCCTTTTTTCTCTTCCAAATCTCGGTATTTTGTAACATTATTGGCTCGTTTTGGACTACCTTTTTCCCAACCTGGTCTTGTTTTAAATAACATTCTAAAAGAAGTAATCTTATCTAAAACTTCTTGTTCAGTAGTACCAGTTAATACCATTTCTAATATTTCACTTAAGAAATTTTGCATAAATTCTGGGGTATCAGATCTTTTTAAATCTAATCCCATTGCTTTAATTTCACCAGGTTTACCATCTTTATCTTTTCGTTTACCTTCTTTATCATAAACAAGAACAGCATAACGTTTTTTAGTAATAAATAAACCTTTTACCCCAACTATTTCACGTCCAGCTTTAATAACATCGCCACGTGATAATGGGCAATGAAATGAATTTAACATAAATTTTGCAAATGTTTGGTTAACATCTTCACCAATTTGATCATACAAAGATGAAATATCTTCTTTAGACCATGGTATATGTCCAGCATCAATATCTTTTTTTAATGTGGAATAAGCTGAAAAATAACATGAATCAGTATCACCATAAATAATAGCTTTGCCAACGTGGTTATATTCACCTGTTATAATTTCATTAACAGTACCGGCCATATGTTTAGCAATTTGCCTACCAGTTAAGGTAGTTGATTGGCCAATTCGTTTATCAAAAAACCTACATCCCTGGTTAAGAATAGCACCATATAAACTATTAAGGTTAATTTTCTTAACTAACTGTCGTTTATCCCAATATTCTTCTGCTTCTTTATCACCGGTAGCAATAGCTTCTTTTAGTTTCTTTTGCATATCCTTACGTTCAGCGTACCATCTTTTCAATAATCCAGGAATAATACCTTCTCTTTCATAAGTAAAGATAGTTCCATTCGCACTCATCATCCAAGGTTGATTTGATTCAAATATTATTTGATATATTCTATCAGCACTTGCAATATCACTAGTACCATCTTCCCAATCAATAGTAATTTGTGTTCCAAATTCTTTGTTCATTACTGCCGTATATTCTAAACTACCAAATATACCTTCCCATGCAGCAGTAATTTTTTTACCTTTAGCAATTTCAGCTTGCAAGAATGCAGTTGTCATATCCTGACGTAGTTGACCAACAATTGTTTCAGGCCCCATGTTTAATGCACGAATAACAGATGGATACAAAGAGTTAATATCTAATGATCCAATCCAATCGTGTACACCTTCTTTTGGATATGCAACATATGCACCGGCGGCCATTTCACTTTCGTTTTTATCACCTTTTAAACGATTTGGAACTTGAAAACCTCTATGATGGGCTTCATTAATGATTGCCTGTTCTGTTACAGCAACCGCACCCATCGTAGTTTGTAATAATACAGTATTTTCATGTGCCAATGTATTAGCTAAATCTAGAAACTTTAATTTTCTATCAAGTTTCTCAAGTAGCATAGTATCTTGTCTATTATATTCAATAAATTTTTTAAAATCATTGTTATATAACTGGTCAAGGGTACCTTCATATTCAGTTTTATGCTCACCTAATTCATATTCAGCAATTGCATCTAATCGGTAACTATGTCTTTCTTCATAAGTATATTTTCTATACAATTCAAGACTATCCATATGAACACGACCTACAAAATCATATGTTACAGCATCTTTTCCATATTTTTCGTATTCTCTACGTTTTGGAAATTGATCCCATAAACAAAACCGTCTAGTATCATTTTTAGACAATACTTTAGTAACACGATTTACAGTATATGGTATATCAAACCCTTCACTGTTCCACCCACTTAATACATCAGCATCTTTAATTAAATCTAAGAATGTATCAAGCAGTTCTGCTTCTGTTTTAAATAATAATGTATTTGGAAATTCTTTAACTTGTTCCTCTGCTTCTGCCATTGTTAATGTTTTTGGCGGAACAGCAAGACAAATTAATGTATCTAACCATTGTAGGTGGACAGCAATCGCAGTAATTGGCATAAATGCATCATCTGGTGCAGCATATCCAGGACCTGGTTGTAAGTATCGACTACCTGATATACTAACCCATTGTTTTGATATATCATCATATACTTCATAATCATCTTTATTTTGTATTCTACTTAATTCAAATACTGTTATTTCTCTTTCTTCCAATATTTCCATCGTTCCCTCGATATTTTGAAATACACGTTACAACACATCCATTAGATAATAAACCATTATAATGAGTTAATCTATACTTTAATTGTCTATATGTGTATCCAGTTATAGACATTACGTCATCGTAAGATGTGAACTCAATTGTCTGATTATCAGTAGTTGTCAATAAAAAAGTAGAACTTTTTCCCTTTTTTATAGAAATACCACGTTTTATATGATCACATTTTTGAACTGAATTTTTCATACGTAATTTTATTTCTTCTGTTGACATCAAAGATAATGTAGATTTTAATGAATTACTTACTATATTATAATCATATTTGTAAAGACCAGCTTTATGATTTTCTAAAAACTTTTGTTTCCGTTCTAGACATTTATTTGGATTATGTTCAACAAAATTAACCCGTGCGGCGGCATATGTATGGCTATTTACACGATAATTATTGTATCCATTTCTAGTTTTTGACATCCACCATAATGCATATATCATTTTTTTATAAAATATGGGGGTGTCTTTATAAATTTTAACTAGTAATAAATGACATATGAAATGTTCACGAGTAGTTAATAATACTGTATTTGTTTCGTTATCATTGCCACCGCAGCTACGTGGTATTATATGGTGTTTTTCTAACTGTATATTTTTAGTTCTTTGTTGTAATTGTGCTGTATTAATTATATCATTATATATTCTTAAATAATTCATAGTAAGATCTCCTATAATTTATTTATCAATATTACTTCAATATCAAACAATTATTGTTTTTTTCTTATTTTTACCATATGTTGTGATGATACTGCAAATGGTTGCATATCAGTTTCGATATCAAACCAAGCTACATTTAACTTTGGGGCATCTTGGTTAAGATAATTTTCACTTAAACAAACAAATGTTGGATTAAGGTCGGCTTCAAATAATTGTTTATTGTTGTTGACAGACATTTCTTTACGAAAGTCTCTTGTATTCTTACAAACAACTTTGGTAACTGATGTACCATAAATTGATTGATATTTACCTTTTTGATCTGCAAAATAAAAGGTATGTTTAACTGGGAACTCTCTAAATTCCCTATTACCATGTTTATTTCGTTCTACTACTTTGATATAATCACTATCACGATCAAAGATCGCATCGACGTAACTCATAACTCACCTCGATTACGATCCACTTTATGGTCGTTTATCCAAGCAGTCAATGTTTCAACATCTTGTGTTATCATTTCTTTTACTTTACAACTACCATATACTTCACAATCATGCAAGCTAGGGCAATCGCTGCAGATTTTGAAATCTGCATCGTTATTAATTTCCATATTATATTTTCCATTTATGATTTCCGGCTCATAATTACCAAAATGTGCGGAGTATGGCCCTGCCTACCTTTCCAATAAAGTTATTTGTTAGATATTTTTAGTTATATCTAAAATAGCTTCTACTTCTTCCCAATCTTCATTGTGATTTAACCAATCACCTTTATATGCTATTTTAATAGCTTTATTAATGACTGCTGGTTTTACTTGCAGTTCTTCGGCAACTGCTTTCACAGTTTCTTTTAAACTTTCTCGTAAATCATCAATTTCACGCATTACTGTACCGCCTTCTTTAATTAATGATTCTAATTTTCTTGCCTCTTCAGGCCCGTATGCACGACTCATATTATTTCCTTATTAAGTTTGTTGTAAAAGTATATTATATTATATTTTGACGTATTTGTCAAGGATTAAAAGATTGTGGTGGAATAAATCCACCACGTATTGATATTATCTATTTTCGATTGTTGCTAAGATATCACGTAATTGTGCAATTGATTCCGAAACTGATTGACCAGTATTTGCAATTGCTTTATCAGGTACAAAATTAAACCCAGGAGGTGGAGTTAATCCGGCTTGTGTTGTTAATGCATTATATGTATATTTACCAATCAATCCATCTACTGTTAGTCCATTTTTTTCCTGAAATGCTCTAATTTCTGCATCGGTAGTTGGCCATTCAGTAGGTTGTTCTTCAGAACTATCATATTCAGTATTGTCGGGTTGTTCTTCAGAACTATCATATTCAGTATTGTTAGTTTCATCATTTCCTGGATATATTGCATCCAGAATTTTTGAAGTTACTTCTTCTGCTTTATCGCCCATATAATACTGAGAAGCAAATCCACCTGCCAATGCACCTATTATTGCACCAGGCCCACCGGTAACAGCGCCAGCTATGATAGCACCAAATATAGTTCCAACCCAAAATACCCCAATATCAGTAATTAATCTAGCAATAATTCTAGTAGCCGCCTCGTTCCATTGTTCTTTTGATAAAGATGGTGGTAACTTTGTTATTTCCGTATATGCTTCCCACACCAAATATACATAATTTGCAATAGGACCTAATTTTGTAACAGCGTTTGTAAAACTAAATTCATTTAATTGTTGATTATATTCATAACCAAAACTTTCAATTAATTCTTTTGAGATATTGGTTTGTTTCATTTCTTACCCTTAGGAACACAATTAGGCACGGTTTTGTTACCTTTCTTTTTCATTCCTATTTGTTTGTAATCTTTCCAACATGATTCATTTGTTGGTTCTGGTAATAGTTTTTGTTCACCAACTATTTGATCATAGTTATCCATTGTCAATGTATCACCATGTTCACTTAATTGAATTAACATTTCAGTTACATTATGTAAATCCATATCTGTTTTAGCATCTTCACGTGCATATTCAAACAATCTAATTATTAATGGAATATCTAATTTAATAACATCTGGTTTATTTTCATATGGTTCTTCGTCTAAACTAAGATGTCCACCATTTGGTAAATTAGATTGTAATCCAGGCCCAGCACCTGGTTTAAATCCAGGATTTGGACTAGCAAGACGATTAAAGTTTTCTTTCATCTGAACCCTCTCTGCAATTATTTTTGCATATTGGTTCATTAGTTGACGTTTTTCAACTTTTTCTTTCTGAATAGATTCTTCTGCTTCTGCAAAATATTGTTTAAACAGTGATGGTGTAGGTTTTTCTTTTATGACAGGTTCAGAATAGTGTTGCATAGCCATTTGTACAGGAAGTGCAACCTTATGAGGGTTTGCACCCTCATTGATTATAGACATAAATTTCTTCATATCATTTGAACCTTCTACAGGCATTGATGAAGCACCATCTAGTGCCTGTAAAATTTTTTTCATATCCATAGACTTATCCGTTTAAGCGAGTCAAGAACTCTTTCATACGTTCTAAATCAGCTGATTCATTTAGATCTTCATATTTTGCTTTTTTGGCATGTTCCGCTGCACGTTTTTGTAATTTGTCATAAGACTGAATTTTTTTTGCTTGATTTGATACTTCATCATCAGCGCTAGGATCGGTAAATGCTCTTTCATCAGCATCGGCGAGTTTTTCTGCTGCTTTCTCTTTTTTAGCTTGTAACCTAGCATCAACTGCCTTGTAATTTTTTTTTGTATGTCTACGTTTTGGTTCTTCATCTTTAGTTTTTGACCATGGATTAAGATTTAATTCATCTAACTGTTGGTCTTCTTCGTAAACACCTTCTCCAAATGCCATTTCAGTATTTTCTTTAATGTTTTTCCACATTGCGGCTGCTGCAATTCTCTTACCTTTTTCACCACCGCCAGCTTTTTTGGCTACTTTTTCAAAGTTTTTACCTGGTTTACCAATATCGCCGCCTTTCTCAGCTTTTTTAACAACTGCTGATTTTGTAGCTTTTGATAATCCAGCACTTGGTGTGCCTGCCTCGTACATGTCACCAGAAACCCTGGTTCCTCTTGATCTGGTCAGTATTCTAGCCTTATCCGTTTTTATGTCGCGATTTAGGTTTGGAATATCTTGTTTATTGGCTGTTGCAATTGCAGATGAATTAGTCGTCAAATCATTAAGATTTTTCATATCATTTGGATGCTCACCAGTTACTCTAAGCAATCCTTTTTTTCTTTTGTTTATTGTTGAAAGATCCTTATCAGAATCAGGACCTTTTCTAAACTTTTTACCTGCTCCTCGTTGTGCATCACGAGTAAGAGCTGTTGAATAAGCATCAAGCGCTCCCTTCGTATAATTATTAATAGTTTGTTTGCCTAGTTCATCTAACTGCATATCTTTGTTTTTATGTTTGTTATAACCTGATTTTTCTTTTTTCTTCTTGTCATCTTCAACTTTAGGAACATTGAATTTGTTAAGATTCTTAGCAACTGGGTCTTTATTAGTTTTTTTAGCTTCAGCAAGTTTTAAATCTCTAATTTTAGATTTAGCTTCCATTAGCTTGTTTTTCATTACTGTCTTCTGACTTTCTGAAAGAACATCACTATCATCTAATTTTTTACCATATTCACTGAATTTCATTTCAAATTCCATATAGTGATATACGCTAGTAATATAATCAGCAGCTTTAGTAATTTTAGCTTGTACCCAAGATTCTAGTTGATCATCATCTTCTAATTTTTTAAATAATTTGTAGCTGTATTGACCTAATTTAAATAGATCAGCTTTTGCCATAGCACCTTCATGATCGATTTCACCATTTGGCAACAATCCTTGTTGATTAGTTGCATCCATTGATGGTTCATTTTGAGGGTCTAAAGGTTGAATTTCGTTTTCCATATCTAACTCCGTTATCCTATATTTATCTTCTTTTGATAATTGGACTGCTTATTATATCTTCTTCCATTGGTGCACCAAACAAACTAGTATGTTTTATATCTAATGCATTCTTGGCAACACCATTTTTATCTTTTGGTTGCTTAATTGTTGGTTGTGGTGGTGCTTTAGTTCCACTCTGCCCTGGTGAACCTGTATAAGATTTTTTACCTCTAGCTTTTCCAGGACTAATATTTGGATTTGGCACAGATGCAATATTGGCAGAACTTGTTGCCCCAGCCGTTGCTGTTTCATTTATAATCTCTGATATTCTCATATTTTTTTCTCATTATTTATTTTTGTTTCTAATAATATTTTATGTTTTATTTCATTAGATTGAGGTTCATCAAAAATATCATTTTTTCTATCAGCATTTCTACGTTTTAATGTTTCTGAAATTTTACGTCTATGTTCTTCTGATTTGGGGCATTTTCTACCTTGTAACGCTTGACTTATTTTCTTCTTAGTTTCTTCTGATAAGTTCTTACCAGTATTTGCAATCGATAATTTTAATTTTGTAATTTCTGATCTACATCCGTTGTTCTTTATTGCTTGTCTAATTTTTTCCTTTGTTTCTTCTGAATGTTTCTTTCCACTCATTGAAGTTATTTTTCTTCTTTTTGCAGCATCTGAAAGTTTTTTTCTAGTTTCAGCAGTAACTTCACCACGATAATGTCCTTTTACGCTACCATTGATACCATCTTCAATCATTAGATTTGCCCATTCTTTAGATTCTACTATATTATGACTTACCGAAAAAGCAGTTGCTTCTTCTTGTATAACGTGTTTTTCTGTATATAGATGATACCATATTGTAGTAACATCGTTACCATATATTTTTATATGGCGTGTCCACCATTTACCAGAACCTTTGTATTTTGTCGGATCTTTGCTAGTAGTTCTTCCAAAATATTTTAATCCTGTTATATTATGTTGTTTAATATATAGCCATGTTGGTTCAAATTTGTCTTTTACTAAATTATTATAAATATCCATGTTGATATCTCCATAAAGATGTTAAAGCAGATAGATATTACAGTATCGTGATCTGCATCTTTATTTAGTAAAAAAGTGTTCAAACCATTCTGGTGTTCCTGATTTAATATTTTGTTCTCTTGCTATTCTACCTTTATCACTTCCAGCAATAGATGGTAGTTGCAGTTGTCTATATTGAGCTAATGCTGCTTCACCACCTAATCCACCCAGTTGTGCAACTGCTTTAAGTTCATGAATAGGATCATCTGGAGCTAAATAGCAATCATCTTCACTTGGAGGTGCAAAATCAGCGGTTGTTATACGATACTGTTTCATTTTAAACACCGTATTTGTTTTTCTTTGCTTGACCAATAACACTTTGTGTATTGGTATTATCAAGTTCAGTACTACGATTGTTTCCTAATTTTTTTACTGGACCAGCTCCAACCATTTTAGCAGCACAATTTACCATTTCTAATTCTTCATCAGTATATGTAGCTAATAATGGATCTCCGGCAAATGCACCAGCAGCCTTTGTTGGAAAATCTGGTGCTCCAGCCAATGCTATGCCAAATCTATATTGTGTATATGCATTACCATTTGATTTGTTTTGACTAATCCCAGGCATACTAACTGCACCTTTGAACGATTTTACTTGATCAGTTGGTATTTCATTAGGATTAGCATGTATATCTGTTTCCATCAGTTGTTTATATAAATAATCTGGTTTAACCTTTCCTTCACGTATCATAATATTATACATATCTATCATAGCTTCTTCTAAACTAAATGCAGAAAGATTCTTTTGAAGTGTTCCTGGGCCAACATCGTGTGTTGAATTTTGTTTATCAACAATCCCAACTCCACCACATTCTTCTTTGACACCTTTTCGTGTACGACCTTTGAAACCTCTACCTTTTTTGTGTAAATGATTCCAAGGATTATCTACTTGACCTGCACCAGACCGTTTACCTACACTATGTCTAGAAAACATTGATAATTCTTCATCTGCTATCATATCTTCTTTTTTAATTTTTTCAGGAAGACCTTTATGTTTAGTTTTGGCAAAATCTGTTACATCTTTCTTACCCATTGACTTTGCAACTTTTGCAACTTCTGGACTAGCAGCTTTTTTACCTTTCTGAGCTGCATGAACCATTCCCATGAATTGTTGTTGATTTTTAGAAACTGCTTTCTCATCTAAGCGTTCGCCATTATTTTTAAGAATGCTATGTAATCCTTCTAAAAGGTCTTTTGGATTTAAACTTTCTTTTTTACTCATATTGTTATCCTTAACTAGATTATAAATTCCTCCATTATATCAAAGAATTTATATATTCTATTATTTATCGTTATTTCAGTATCTTCCGGGATTCCTGATACTTCATAAAATAAAAATTTATTACCTTCTTTAACAGCATTTCTTAAAGATGTAGATGAACATAGTCTATCTGTTTGAATATTAAGGATATTTTTGAATTTATAATAACCGTGTGTATTTTGGATACCATTGTATTTTATTAATGCATCAAATAACCATTGCTCGTCAGTAAAAACACGTAATTCGTTATTTTCACCGTGTATATTGTATATATGTGTTACTAACGTGAATAAATTTTGTTCTGCAATGATATTATTTTTTATAATTGGACATATTAAACCCATTAAATGGATTTTAATATCATATGGTATTGGATCATTCTTTCCATTTGTGTTTGGATTAGTTCCAATGTAAAATTGGTCACACTTTGCAGCCTGTTCCCAAACTGCTGCGTGCCCTTTATGTGGTGGGTTAAATCTGCCGTATGAAATTCCTATGGTATCCATTTATCTCTCGGTACAAGTTTAATATTTCCAAATTGTTTGGTATCATCTGCATATCTTACCCAACCTTCTGGATTATATGCCTTAACTTCACAGTCATTTTGTTCAAGTTGGTCTATTATGCGATTTTTAAGAAACCGTATATGAGAAATTAATGAAACTATTGCATTATATCCACTACGTTCATCAAATATTCGTTGTTGTATCTTGTTTTGTTGGTGTACACTTATAAAACTTTGTCTTTTAACCCAATGGTCAAATGAGGTAATAGATTGTGTCTTTATTGTGTAGTTTACCCATTTGTAAATATAATCACGAAATCCACTAACACCATCAATTGGGGTTATAAACCTATCTATATAGTTTGCATGATGATAATTCATAAGTTTTACTTTTCTTAAATCAACATTTACGTCTATTTTTGAGTAATATGGGTTTAATATAATTATTTCATCGATATTATTGAATAGATCAAAGTTGTCTAATGGTATCTGATAATCATCTTTAAGTCCAAATGCCTCAAAATATGCATGACCAACCAATAATATGTCAGATTTAGCAATACGGTTACCTAAATTAGTATCTTTATGTACCATATAACCAGTATGATTGGGATAAAAGTTGTATTCATCACCAACTATGGGTGGTTTAGACAAATACAAGGCATCAGCATACACAAAACCAACAAAATCACTGGGTGTGGCTGCATCAAATAGCGGAAATAGACTTGCAAAATGATTAGCAAACGATTTACGCTCTTCAGATACATTTTCTCTGTCTTTTCCTGATTGATTTACTATAAAATCATATAATTCATCAGGAGTAGTTGATTTACTGCCACGTGCCCAGCCATTATGACCTGTTAATATTAAAGGACCGTTAACATATTCACGTCCCCAGTATATTTGTAATCCACCATCCCATTTCATTCTAACAGAACTAGAATCTTCACATATTTCTTCAATATGTTTAATTGCTTCACGCACACCTTCAGAACCATAGAAGAATACCAAATCTTCTAAGTGATTGAATGCCCTACCAAATTTTTTCATATATTATATGTATTTTTTATGTATTGAAATTTAATATCATCGTTTGACACTGCATTTAACAATCTTTTAGGAGATCTCATGTCATATTCAGTGGCATTATGGCCAATAATGATTTTAGCTATCTCATATGGGTCGTTTGTAATGAGTTCTTTTGTATCACGAGTTAATAAGCCTTTATAAGGGCTAATCATTAGGTTGGATGATGTAAGATTTGCTAAATCACACCAGATACTAACAATAGTCTTACCTTTTACCTCGTTATTGTCATAAACGTGATCATGTAAGTATGCTATTTTAGCAGCATTTTCAATTGTTGTCAAATCTACTTGAACAATTTGGTTATTTATTGGTATACCAACATGAACACTATTACCAGTGCGAGTTGATTCATAATTTTTATAGATAAAGTAGTGTTGTAGTGTTTTTCTACTTTCTGATAGGTCTTTTGATGGGAATATTGATAAAAGATCATCAGCATCGATGAAAAAGTCTGCATCTCCGCTGATATCTTTTTTTCCAGCACTACCATATGGATATAATGTTAATCCGTGTGGTAATATTGATTTTAATGTGTTTAATAAAGTTTTATAATCTTGATGTTTTATTGGTTTAGCATTTGAAATTGCATTTCCACTCATTAGTCATATTTACCGTCTTTTATATGTTTACAAACCTCTTCATGCATCTTTTCACATACTTCATTACATAATTTCTCATCTAATGTGTCTGGCAATTCACGAATTGGAAATTCTTTTAAGTACATTTTATAACATTCTTGTATTGCAGGTTTAAAAATGTCTTGTTTAACAGTTTTTTTGTTTTTAATTGCTTCCATACATTTTGCAATATTTTTATGCATATGTTTACGATATGCATCATCGTTGTTATGCATGAAAAATATCAAATCTTCGGCCAAGTCAAAATCTATTTCACTTTCTCCGTCATCATTGATTTTTTTAACAAATTGTAAATTGTCGAAGTGTTTACCTTCTAATAGTTCTATAATACGCATAGTTTAAGCCCAGTTAATAATATGTATTTATCCATTAACTGGGCTTAATTTTATGTTTTACACCAATTCTTCTTCTATTTCTTCTACAATAGGCAAATTAGGTGCAGTTTTTGCTACTTTTGGTGTTTTAGCCTTTGAAGTTAAAACAATTTTATCATCATCGATACCAATTGTCAACATACCGCCATTTTTCAATTCACCAAATAGCATCATTTTAGCTAAATCACGTTTAATTTCTTTATCGATTACTCGATGTAATGGTCTAGCACCCATTTTTGGGTCAAACCCTTTATCAACTAACCAATTAACAGCTTCTTTGGTAACTTTGATACGAATTGCTTTTTCTTTAACTTGGTCACGAACTTCATCGATGAATTTATTAACAACTTTAACCATTGTTTCTTTACCAAGTTTATTAAACGTAATAATTCCATCTAAACGATTACGGAATTCTGGTGTCAAGAATTTTTTCAAATCAACATCATTATATGCTTTTTCTTGAGTACCAAATCCAATATTATTCTTTTCAGATGTTTGTGCACCAGCATTTGTTGTTAATATCAACACTAGGTTACGACAATCTGCACGTTTACCATTGGAACCAGTTACAAAACCATTATCCATAACTTGTAATAACACTGTCATTACATCTGGATGTGCTTTTTCAATCTCATCCAATAATAATACTGCATTAGGATGCTCTTGAATTTGCGTAATCAATAATCCAGAATTTTCTTCAAATCCAACATATCCTGGAGGACTACCGATCAATTTACTGATACTATGTTTCTCTTGATATTCTGACATATCAAATCTAATTAATGTAGAACCTAAATGTTTAGCTAATGCTTTAGCAGTTTCAGTTTTACCACATCCAGTTGGACCCATAAATACAAATGAACCAATAGGTTTATTTTCTGGTTTTAATCCAGCTTGTGCTACTAAGATTTTATCAACAACTTCAGTCAATGCAGTATCTTGACCATATACTTCTTCTTCCAATTTTTCTTGTAATGAAGATAGTGTATTACTCTCTGTTTCCATTACTTGTTCTTCTGGAAGATTAACCATTTTAGCCAATTCAAACTGAATTTCTTTTTCAGATACGATTCTAGTATCAGCTAATTTTAAATTAAAACGTGAACAAGCACAATCAATCAAATCAATAGCTTTATCTGGCAATTTTTTATCAGCTTGATATTTTACTGACAATTTAATAGCAGCTTGTAAAGCATCATCTTTAATTTTTACATCATGATGTTTTTCATAATACTTTTTAATGCCTTTTAAAATTTTAAAAGTCATTTCCTGAGTAGGTTCATCTACTGTAATTCTTTGGAAACGACGCATTAAAGCACGGTCTTTTTCAAAGTGTTTACGATATTCTTCCCAAGTAGTACTAGCAATAACTTTGATATTACCT